CCAACACTAAGAAAGCGTTTGTTCGAGAAGATTAAAGCTGGCAGCAAGGGTGGTAAGCCCGGTCAGTGGTCAGCACGTAAGGCACAGATGCTTGCACGTGAATACAAAGCAGCAGGGGGCGGTTACAAATAATGTATAAGTATTTATTGGTGGCACTACTTGTACTGGCTCCTTTTACTGCTATCGCACAAAGCAATACCGTTACATCTACTGTGACAGGTACTACTACTGTGGATAAGACGCCCCCTACAGCCAGTGCGCCTAGCATTGTGATTAATAACCAAGACGTATGTACATCGGCTACCTCAGTGGCAGTGCAGACACAAATTCTGGGTATTGCTACAGGGCAGACAATTACAGACGAGAACTGTGAGCGATTGAAGCTGGCACGTTCTTTGTACGGTATGGGCATGAAGGTAGCGGCTGTAGCACTACTCTGTCAGGATGACCGTGTATTTAATGCTATGAGTATGGCGGGTACGCCTTGCCCTATTGACGGTGAGATTGGCGAGAAAGCAAAGCAGTTGTGGGAAGAACAGCAGCTTGATGAAGAACTTCTAAAGGATTTAGATAATGACATTAATACGCACACTGTTCTTATTCCTATTCTTTTGTTTATGTTCTTCGGTTTCATTCTCTGAAGAATATGAGCAGCAGTATTCGGTTGGGGATATTGGCCCTGCTGGTGGGACTGTTACTTCCGTTACTATTTCTAGTTCTCTTACTGATACAATTACACAGGTCATCGGGGAGTTTGAAGAAACTACTGACTACTGGACGCACCAAGAAACAGTGGTGGAAGCGTTTGAATCTACCGCCACCGAAACAGTAATAGAAGAAGTACAGACGGTAGTTACTACACAAGAAACTACACAAAACACAGTCTGCTTAAACTGCACAGTAATAGGCGACACAACGGGTGACACAATTACGTGGGATGACGTTGCTAGGTTTGGCTATCAAGGCGGTACAATCTACGGAACTATTAACCTAGATGAGTACCTGACGCAGCAACAGATTAATTATGGCTTTGACGCTGTAGCCACAATTGATACAATGACGTGCCTTAATACAATTGGAAGTAATCAGAGTTGCGAAGACGTAGGTAATCCTACACCAGACACACTAAGTATAACAATCACGGTGACTGATGGGCGGCAGACTTATACAGATACTACAGAGCATACGATTGATTGGAATCCAAGTACTTTTAAAACAGTGGGAGGCACTCTCAGTGTCCCTGCAAATAACCTTGACGCTACCACTACAGCTACTTTAAGTTTCTACGGTGTAGATAACGGATTCTGGGCTGGTCACTTTGGTCCTACTATTCAAGACCCTTCTTTAGTATTTGAATATACTGTTACAGAAATAATAACACAGCAGATTGAACGAGAAATTGAACGAACTGTTATTGACTACGTGACTACAGAACTACTAACGTATGATGAGATACTAGACAGTACATATATAGGTAGTCCAGTTCCTGTCATTGATATTGTAATTGAACCTGTCAGTGATACTACATTCTCTGTAGAGGTTGTTGAAGTTGCAGAGTCAGGTGTAGAAGTTATCGAAGTACTTGAAGTCGAAGTTGAGACTGAGATGAAAGTGGAACAGCCTGTTGAAGAGACCACTGAAGAAACGGAAGAAGCCGTACAAGAGTCCAGTAGTAATGTGGAAGAGCGAGTGGAAGCAGAAGAACAGACTAACAGCCCAAAGCCCACAGCCAAGACCGCAGCAAAGAAAAGTACAGGATATTCCACAGCATTAAACTCAGTTAAAGTAGCGTTGATGGTGCAGAACCAATCGACACAAGCATTCAAGGCGTACCAAAAAGAAATAGTTCCTGACGTGCCTTTTTATAGCCCCACTCAGATGGATGGGGGACAAACAGTAGACAGCCCAATGGGTAGGTGGATGACAGGCGCATCTGAAGTATTATGGGATAACATGGTGGATTTACAATGGCAGAAGTAGAAGTAGGCGGTGTCAAATTTACAGGCGGCAAGATGGTTGGCGTCATCGTAGGTATGTCCTCTATGGTTGGCGTATTGTACGGCGGCTTTGAAATGTATAAAGACTACATGGATATGAAAGACCAAATCCAAAACTACGTAGCACCCGACCTATCTGGCATTGATAAACAGCAAGCTATTATGGAAGAAGAGTTTACCTCTGTACGAATAGAAGTCAACGCACTAAAAGAAAACATCTCTGACATGAAGTCAGACGTACACGACATTAAGATTGAACTTAAGGATGACATCTCTACATTCTTTGACAATCTGGACAAGCAAGATGAGCGTAATCGTAACAACGTAGAAGATGTACGTGGTATCATCAACTCTTTTGAAATCCGTATGGACAATAAGATTGATAAGCTGGACGCAAAAATTGATAGCCTAGAAGAAGAACTAGACAAAAAAATTAAACGGGCATTGGATAATCCCTTGGTAAACGGAGGCTAGTATGGCACGAGCAAAATCACAGAAGAGCCTAGTTAATTGGACCAACCAAGATTGGCGCACTAAGAGTGGCAAGCCTTCAGCGAAGACGGGTGAGAGATATTTACCTGCAAAAGCAATAAAGTCCTTGACAAGTGCGGAGTACTCTGCTACAACTAAGGCTAAGAGACAGGGAACTAAAGCTGGTAAGCAGCATGTAGCGCAGCCTAAAAAGATTGCTAAGAAGACTGCACAATTTCGGAGGGGTTAATGTTAAACCTATTGATAGGCCCATTATCTCAATTAGCGGGAACATGGTTAGATGGAAAAGTTGAAAAGACTAAAGCAGAAGCTGCAACCAAAGTGGCAAAAGCTAAAGCTGAAGCTGTCATTATGGAAAAGAAAGCTACAGGAGAAATTGATTGGGACTTGGAGATGGCTAAAGGAAGTCAGTCTTCGTGGAAAGACGAGTGGCTTACGATACTATTCTCGATTCCTCTCATTCTTGCATTCATTCCGGGTATGGAAGAAGTAGTTGCAAACGGATTCGCGCAACTCAATGCAATGCCTGAATGGTATCAATATTCCTTGGGCGTTATCGTTGCCGCTTCTTTCGGAGTGCGTAGCGCGACTAAATTCTTTGGCAAGAAATAATGTACCATATGTGGGACATGAACAACAGGACAACAGAAGAGCAAGCGAGGATTAATTGTGACCGTAGCAATGGAAAGAATACTGGCGTGGAAGATACTGCCACGTTTGATGATGATTATGATGTCGCTATCCGCTTGGCGGGTAGTGGAGTGGTTTATGACTTTGCCAGACCCAACAACACAACAGTCGGCTCTAGTTAGCGTAGTAACAGGTGCTATGACTGGCGCATTTGCAGTATGGATGGGACACGAAAAATGAAGTACGACAGACACCAATTTATTGAGAAGTTAATTGCACATGAAGGCTTACGCCTTGAAGTATATCAAGACTCACTAGGAATTGATACAGTAGGTATCGGACGTAACCTAGAAGACCGTGGCATCACTAAGGATGAACTAGATTGGATGGATTACCCGTCTATTGATTATGTTTACTCTGACGGTATCAGTGAAGCAGATGCCATGTATCTAGCAACAAATGACGTAGAGATTGTCGAGGAAGAACTTGTACGTGCGCACCCTTGCGTAGACAAGCTAGACGCTGTACGTCAACTTGTGCTTATGGACATGGCATTTAATATGGGTGTGCCACGTCTATGTAAGTTTAAGAAGATGTGGGAAGCTGTACACAACGAAGATTTTTCTACTGCCGCAAAAGAAATGCTTGACAGCAGGTGGGCAAATCAGGTAAAATCACGTAGTACAAAATTAGCTAACGCAATGCATAATGGAGAGTTTTAATATGGCTAAGAACTTTAAACCTTGTAAGGGCTGTACTACACCTGCTAACTGCAAGGCAGTCAACGGCTGTCAGAATAAAGGTAAGTAACTATGGCTAGACAGCTAACAGACAAACAACAGAAACTGCTCAACGTCCTCTTTGAAGATGCTGGTGGTGATTTGGTGCAAGCAAAGAAAATGGCAGGATATGCTGACACTTCTAGTACTGCAGAAATTGTTAAGGGTCTTAAGGAAGAAATCCTCGAAGCGACTCAAATGTATATGGCGCGTAATGCGCCGAAGGCTGCGATGGCTATGGTAGGTGGTCTACATGACCCAACTGAACTAGGTATCCGTGATAAGATGGCAGCAGCAAAAGAACTGCTCGACCGTACTGGTCTAGTGAAAACTGAAAAGATGCAGGTAGAAGCATCAGGGGGTGTTATGCTTATGCCACCTAAAGCAATCGTAGAGGATGACGACTAATGGCACTGGATGAACTAGATGAACGTAGAGCAAAAGTAAAAGAAAAATATCGCCCATTGACAAAAACAGAAATTAATAATCTTTCACCTGCTCAAAAGAAACGGTATGATGAGGCAGTAAAAAATCAAAATATTGTTGTAACAATTAAAGGCGATAAAAAATTTTCAGGTACTAGGTTTACTGAGATTGATTCAGAGACATTTAAGCCTGTAAAAAAACCTATTATGAATACTCCAAAAGCTAGACAAAAAGCTAGAGTAAAAGCCAATGAATACAAAACTAGTGACCCTTCTAAAAAAGGATATTCTACAGAGTTAAATATGTCACTTCCAAAAGCAAAGCCTAAAATAGCACCCAAAGAAAAACTTGACTATAGAGTAGGTGGTATGGTTTTATCTACAGTAGACAACCGCAAGAAAAAATGACTAGAAGCATAGGTAAGTGGAAACTTCCCCAACCAACCGACATTAAAGAAGAAAACGAATGGGTGCAGATACCTCGCATTGCTAGGACTGTACCCTTCGGCTATAAACAAAATGATGAAGACCCCGACATTCTTGACCCTATACCAACAGAGTTAGACCTATTAGAAAAAGCACGTAGCCACGTAAATCAGTATAGTTATCGTGAGGTAGCGAATTGGCTGAGTACAAATACTGGTAGATACATTTCACACGTGGGATTAAGGAAACGGTTACAGAATGAGCGAAGACGTAAGAACCAAGCTAAAAGCCTCCTCAAGTGGGCAGAGTATGCGGAAACGGCAATCGCCAAAGCGAAAAGCCTCCAAGAAGAAAGAACAGGCTCCAAAGCCAACGGTTGAGATTAAGACTGTTGAGTTTGATACTACGGAGATTGAGCAGCATCAGAACGTGTTGTTCAAACCTAACCCCGGCCCACAGACAGACTTCCTAGCTGCGGCAGAACGAGAAGTACTATTCGGTGGTTCAGCAGGTGGTGGTAAGTCTTACGCTATGCTATCAGACCCGCTACGATATATGGGGCATCCTTCTTTTAGTGGGTTGCTTTTGCGACATACAACAGAAGAACTGCGAGAACTTGTATTTAAATCGCAGGAGTTGTACCCAAAAATCTGGCCCGGTATCAAATGGTCAGAACGTAAGATGCAGTGGGTCGCACCATCTGGCGCAAGATTGTGGATGTCTTATCTTGATAGAGATGATGATGTCTTGCGTTATCAGGGTCTAGCGTTTAGCTGGATAGGGTTTGACGAATTAACTCAGTGGGCCACACCTTACGCATGGAATTACATGCGGTCTCGTCTACGGTCCACTGCACCCGACTTGCCCATCTATATGAGGGCTACAACTAACCCCGGTGGCAGAGGTCATCACTGGGTAAAGAAGATGTTCATTGACCCGTCACCATATAACAGGGCGTTTGATGCAACAGATTCAGAAACAGGAGAAGTACTCCGCTATCCAGCAGGACACGAAAAAGCTGGGAAGGCACTATTTAAAAGACGCTTTATCCCAGCGAGACTATCTGACAATCCTTATCTGTCAGAGTCGGGCGATTATGAAGCGATGCTTCTATCTATGCCAGAGCAGCAGCGTAGGCAGCTTCTTGATGGTGATTGGGATATTAAAGAAGGCGCAGCCTTTACTGAGTTTGACCGTAACATTCATGTTGTTGAGCCTTTTGATATTCCTAGTAACTGGGTTAAGTTTAGGGCTTGCGACTATGGTTACGGCAGTAAGTCTGGTGTTATCTGGTTTGCTGTTGCACCTAACGAACAGCTTATCGTATATCGAGAACTGTACGTCAGCAAGGTATTAGCCACAGACTTAGCGGATATGATACTAGACCTAGAAGCTGGTGATGGCACTATTAAGTACGGTGTGCTTGACTCTTCTTTGTGGCACAAGCGTGGCGACACTGGCCCTAGTCTTGCTGAACAGATGATTGGTCGAGGCTGTCGTTGGAGGCCATCAGACAGAAGTAAGGGTAGCCGTGTAGCAGGTAAAAACGAAATACATAGGCGTTTGCAGGTAGATGAATTTACAGAGGAACCAAGACTTGTATTCTTTAGTAACTGCACAAATGTCATATCACAACTACCGTCCATCCCTCTGGACAAGAAAAATCCAGAAGACATTGACACGCATAGTGAAGACCACTTGTATGACGCACTAAGATATGGTATAATGTCCAGACCAAGGTTTAGTATCTTTGACTATGACCCTATGGGTAGACCAAGCACAGGTATGCGGGTAGCAGACAGCACCTTCGGCTATTAAGGAAAAAACTATGAATGAAGATGAAATTATGATTGAAGACGATGCGATTGCATTGGAAGATACAGATGAGTCTGTAATTTTTGATGCAGAAGTAACTTCAATTATTCCGTTTATTAATGAGAAGTATCAACGAGCAGAAGACTACCGTGAGCAAGACGAAGACCGCTGGCTACGTTCTTATCGTAACTACCGTGGTTTGTATGGCCCAGATGTACAGTTTACTGAAGCAGAGAAGTCTCGTGTCTTTATCAAAGTAACAAAGACCAAAACACTGGCAGCATATGGTCAGGTTGTTGATGTATTGTTTGCTAATCAAAAGTTTCCTCTGACTGTAGACCCAACGGAGTTGCCTGAAGGTGTAGTGGACTCTGTTAGCTTCGACCCACAGGAACCAGAGCAACTGCGTGGTGAGACTTCTTTGTCTAGCCCATATGGTTTTGCTGGTGACGGTAATGACTTGACTCCGGGTGCTACAGCAATGTCACTCCAAGAAAAGTTAGGCTCTCTAGGTGATAAGCTAGAACCAGTATCTGATAAACTCAGCGAAGGTCCGGGCAAGACACCTACTGCTATTACGTTTAGCCCTGCAATGATTGCAGCTAAAAAGATGCAGAAGAAAATCCATGACCAGCTAGAGGAGTCAGGTGCTAGTAAGCACATGCGTAACTCCACTTTTGAGATGGCTCTGTTTGGCACGGGTGTGCTGAAGGGGCCATTTGCAATTGATAAAGAGTACCCTAATTGGGATGAAGATGGGAATTATTCCCCTGTTTTCAAAACTGTCCCACAGATTGAACACGTATCTGTTTGGAACTTTTATCCAGACCCTGATGCTAATTCTATGGACGAAGCACAATACGTAATCGAACGTCACAAGATGTCTCGTTCACAGTTGCGTCAGCTAAAGAAGCGTCCTTACTTCCGTGGTCAAGTCATTGACGAAGTTATTCAGATTGGCGAGAACTACACCAAGAAGTATTGGGAAGACGACTTGTCTGACTATGCACCTGAAAGTGCTATTGACCGTTTTGAGGTTCTTGAGTATTGGGGAATGGTCGATGTCGAAATGCTCGAAGAGCAAGACATCACTATTCCAGATGAACTAAAAGACTTTGACGAACTGCAAGCAAACGTGTGGATTTGTAACAACAAACTTATCCGTATGGTTCTTAATCCATTCAAGCCAGCTAAGATTCCATATCATGCTGCGCCGTATGAACTAAATCCTTACTCATTCTTTGGTGTAGGTATTGCAGAAAACATGGACGATACGCAGACCTTGATGAATGGTTTCATGCGTATGGCTGTAGATAACGCCGTGCTATCAGGCAACTTAATTATGGAACTAGACGAAACTAATCTAGTACCGGGCCAAGACTTGTCACTGTATCCGGGTAAAGTATTCCGGCGGCAGGGTGGCGCACCGGGTCAGGCTATCTTTGGTACAAAGTTCCCTAACGTATCTTCTGAGAACATGATGTTGTTTGATAAAGCACGTCAGCTTTCAGATGAGTCTACTGGTTTGCCGTCTTTTTCACACGGACAAACAGGCATTTCTGGTGTAGGTCGTACTGCATCAGGTATCTCTATGCTTATGGGTGCAGCCTCTGGCAGCATTAAGACTGTAGTAAAGAACGTAGACGACTATCTACTACGTCCTATTGGCGAAGGTTTCTTCCGCTTCAATATGCAGTTTGACTTTGACCCAGAGATTAAAGGCGACCTAGAAGTTAAGGCGCGTGGTACAGAAAGCCTTATGGCTAACGAAGTGCGTAGCCAGCGTCTGATGCAATTCCTTCAGACAGCAAGTAATCCTGCACTTGCACCTTTTGCTAAGTTCCAGTACATCATTCGTGAGATTGCTACATCACTGGACTTAGACCCCGACAAAGTAACCAACAACATGGACGAAGCTGCTCTGCAAGCAGAGATTATGAAAGGCTTCCAAGCACCTGCCCCCGTACCGGGGCAAGAAGGCGCACCAGCGGGTATTAACCCAATGGACCCTACAGGTGCAGGAGGAGGCACAATAGGCGTAGGACAGGCTCCTATGCCGGGTGAACAGGGATTTAGTGCAAATGGACAAGAAGCAAATACTCAGCAACCTCAAGCCGCTGGTGGGCAACAACCACCAATGGGAGGCATTCAACAATTACTTGGATAATGCAATCGAGCAACATCAAAAAGTAATGGAACAATCAACAGATGTTATTGTGCTGCATAGACAGCAAGGTGCAATAGCAGTACTACGTAGGCTAAAACAACTTAGGGATGAAATAAATGGCTCTGGATAAACAAATGGAAATGTTTGATGATGGCGGTCTTATGGACGAAGGTGGCACAGTAGACCCTGTTTCGGGTAATGATGTACCACCCGGTTCTACACAAGAAGAAGTGCGAGATGACATTCCTGCACAACTTAGTGAAGGTGAGTTTGTATTCCCTGCTGATGTTGTTCGTTATATTGGTTTGGGCAACTTGATGCGTATGCGTCAGGAAGCTAAAATGGGTTTAAAACTGATGGAAGAAATGGGCCAGATGGGCAACAGTGAAGAAGCTACTATGCCAGATGATGTACCTTTTGACATTGATGACCTTGACATGGAAGACGAAGACGAGTATAATACTCCACAAGAGTTTGCAGTTGGTGGTATGCCTACTCCTAATCCTAACACTGGTGTGTATTATAATCCTGCTGCAACACCAACAACAGGTGTAGCGGCTGCTCCAACACAAGCAGCGTCACAACAGTTTGTACAGCCAGCACAGCCACAGCAAGCTGCTGTTCCTACAATGCAAGCATATCAACCTGCACAAGTTCCTACGTTTGAAGGTTTTGTAGGGCAGAATATTCCGGGTGTAGACTTTGAATATGTAGACTACACTAATGAAGCAGGTAATGTTATTAAGTTACGTAAGAGTAAGTCTACAGGTCAGTTACTTGACCCTGTTCCTGAAGGTTACTCATATGTAGACCCAGAGGCTACTAAGACAGAAGAAGTAACAACTACACCTACAACACCACAGACTACGAGTGTACGTGATGATAGCGGAGATGACGAAGCGCGGCGGCGTGAAGAAGAAGAAATGTATGGTCCGGGCGGCGCAAGGTTAGGTTTTAAAGACTTTGGCGGTCAAGGTAAAGACACGATATATGGATTGTCTTTTAATAATATGGGTGGTTTTGGCGGTACGGCAGGTGCTTTTCAAATAGCTTCAGGAAAAATACCGGATGATGCTGAAGTAACATTTAAAAATGGTGATGATGTATTTACTGTTACTGGTGAAGAGTATAAAGGAATTAAAAAAGAAGTCGAAGAAGAGGGTACAGATTATTCTTACTTCAGGAAAGTACGCGAGGAAGCACGTAAACGACAGGAAGTTAAAGAAGACATTGCTAGACAGACTAAAGCATTAGATACGTATTTAGAAACTAACTACAAAACTAAAGACGAAAAAGATGAAGCACTGACTCAGTTTGTTACAGATATGTATGAGAATGTTACAGATTTTTCTTTTGGTGAAGAAGACAGTTCCTCAGACAGTTCAGATTCAACAAGTGATGACTCTTACGATGACTACGCTGAATCATTTTCTGCCATAGATAACTTTAATTACGGTTTTAAAGACGGTGGCCTAGCCTCTAAATCAAAACCAAAGAAAACTAAAAAGATGAAGAAGGGTGGACTCGCTTCTAAAAAATAATCCACAATTAGTTGGCTACTCACTCCCCACGCCCGACAGTGTGGCTACAGTGGCCCCAACACGGAGACTACAATGAACGACACAATCATGGCAGAAGAAATGCAGTCAACACCAAAGACTGCTTTTGTGAATAAACCTTACACGCAAGAAGAACGAGTAAAGCGTGATGAGGAAGAACTAGAAGAACTAATGAAAGCCCAGCGGGGTGAAGCGGAACCTGAAGAAGAGGTAGAGGCAGAACCTACTAACGCAGAAGAGAAGACGTTTAAAAAGCGTTACTCTGACTTGCGGCGACACCAACAAAAACAAGCAGAAGAATTTAAAGCTGAACTAGCAGCAATGAAAAGTCAGCTTGAAGCAGCTACTAAAAAAGAAATGAAGTTGCCTAAGTCTGACGAGGACATTGAAACATGGGCAAAAGAGTATCCTGATGTAGCAGCTATCGTAGAAACAATTGCAATGAAGAAAGCACGTGAGCAGTCTAGCGCACTTGAAGAACGTCTTAAAGCAATTGACGAGATGCAAAACACTGCAACAAAAGAAAAAGCAGAAGCAGCACTTATGCAGATGCATCCAGACTTTGATGAAATTCGTGACAGTGATGACTTCCACGAGTGGGCCGAAGAACAACCTAAGTGGGTACAGGACGCACTGTACGAAAACGACAATGACGCACGTTCCGCAGCACGAGCAATTGACCTCTATAAAGCAGATAGAAATATCGGCAAGGCTACTAAGAGCAAGAGTGATAAGGGTGCAGCGGAGGCAGTTGCGCCGAAGAATAAACGCAGCAAGCCACAAGATAATGAGGCTTCTACATATCTGCGTGAATCAGAAGTAGATAAAATGTCTACCAAAGAATACGAGAAACGCTCCGATGAAATCATGGAAGCTATCCGTAGTGGTAAGTTTATTTACGATTTATCTGGTTCCGCACGATAAAAAGAGTTGACAAGTAGTTATTTTTACGTATAACTATAGTCATGTGTAGTGTAAGCAGGGTCGCTCCTTGCTTACCTAACAATCCGCAAACGACAAAAATCTTTAAGATTACCTGATTAACATGGCCTATCGAGTACATTAGTTGCAACTTCTGTATTAGATACACCCTACGTTAGACAGCCTCTGCCAAGAATTGTACTGTTTGCATCTGTACAAATCCAAAAACATAGGAGATGGATTATGGCTTTTCCAAGCGCAGCGGGTTATAACAACTTGCCTAACGGCAATTTTAGCCCAGTAATTTACTCCAAACAGGTGCAGCTTGCATTCCGCAAGGCCGCTGTTTGTGACGCAATTACGAATAACGACTACTTTGGTGAAATCGCAAACTTTGGTGATTCAGTTAAAATCATTAAAGAACCAGAAATCACCGTCAAGGCATACGAGCGTGGCACACAAATCACTGCCCAAGACCTTGAAGATGACGACTTCACACTGACCGTTGACAAAGCAAACTACTTTGCATTTAAAGTTGACGACATTGAAGAAGCACATTCGCACGTTAACTTCCAGTCACTTTCAAGTGACCGTGCAGCTTACCGTCTTGCTGACCAGTTTGACGCAGACGTACTTGGCTACCTGTCAGGTTACAAGCAAGCTGCAATTAGCGGTAACGCTAATGTAGTCAACGACATTGTTAACGGCACTAAAGCTGTAACAACTGCTGGTTCAGATGAACTTCTTGCTTCAATGAAGCTGGACGCATCTGACTTTAACGCAGGTACTGCAGGTCAGTCTATCGGCCTGAAGCCTCGCGGTTCTGAAGCTGTTCCTGCAACTGCTGGTGTAGCTAACCCACTTTCTGTGATTGCACGTATGGCTCGTCAACTTGACCTGCAAAACGTAGACTCACAGGGTCGTTGGTTGGTTGTTGACCCAGTTTTTGTTGAACTGCTTAAAGACGAAGATTCACGTCTGTTTGACGCTGACTTCGGTGGTTCTGGTCTACAGAACGGTTTGGTTCTGAATAACCTGCATGGCTTTAAAGTTCATGTCTCTAACAACCTACCTAAAATCGGTACAGGTCCATCTACTACTGGTGGTACTAACGCTGATAACTTTGGTGTGATTGTTGCTGGTCATTCTTCAGCCGTTGCTACTGCTGACCAAATCAACAAGACTGAAACATATCGTGACCCTGACAGCTTCGCTGACATCGTTCGTGGTATGCATTTGTACGGTCGTAAGATTCTTCGTCCTGAAGGTCTTGTTAACGCCGTTTACAACTTGGTATAAGGGGAGGCTATTATGGGATTGACAAACGCACTGCGGTCAAACGCACAAATGGTCGAAGCATACGTAGACCTAGCTGCTGCTTCAGGAACTACTACAGGTATTTCTGTTCCAGCAGGTACTCTTGTACTGGCAGTTGGCTTTGAGCCTTCAGAGGCTGTTCCAAATGTAACAACTTACACAATGGACATCACTGATGGCACTACTACCTTTGCAAACGACCTTAACTTTGATAATGCCGCTGCTGGCACTATCTTGGTAGGTACAACTGCAGGTCTAGTATCTGCTGCCGATACCATTGACGTTGTTACTACAATTAGCGGTTCACCGGGAGTTATCTCTGGTCGTGTCTTCGCTATTTGTGTAGACGTAGGTACACCAAGCCGGGATAAACCCGCTGCTGTTCCTAACGATGTCATCTAAATGACTAAGTGGGAGACAGGTAACTGCGTAGCGGAAACTTGTCTCCTACCTCTTTTTTATGTAAGGATGCACAATGGCATACACCTACCTAGACATTACTAATGAAGTTATTGCGCGGATGAATGAGGTTGCACTCACTTCATCTAATTTTACTTCTGCCCGTGGCTTTCAGGTACAGTGTAAGAATGCTGTCAACGATGCAATTAATTATATTAACCAGCGAGAATTTGGCTGGCCTTTTACTCACAGCACCCACACAGAAACATTAGTGGCTGGTCAAACACGTTATACTATTCCTGCAGATACACAGTCCGTAGACTATGATACTTTTAGAATTAGTAAAGACGACAGCCTTGCAGTAAGTGGTGTTACATTACGAATACTGGACTATAAAGAATATACTCAAAGATACATTGAACAGGAAACTACAGCAGACGTAGGTGCTGTTCCTATTTATATATTCCGCAGCCCAGACAACAACTACGGTTTATTTCCATATCCAGACAAAGCATATGAATTAAAGTATGAATACTATAGAAAGCCAATTGCATTATCTGCAGCAACAGATGTCCCTACTGTTCCTGAACAGTATCGGCAAGTAATTGTAGATGGTGCTACCGCATACGCATATCAGTATCGCGGAGAAACACAGCAGTATGGAATTAATTTCTCACGGTTTGAAGAAGGCATCAAACAAATGCAATCTATTTTGTTGAACCGTGCCGACTATGTTAGGTCTACGTATATCCCTTACTCACAAAGGTATGGTGCTGGTACGAGTGTATTTTAGAGGTTTAAATGGCAGATGAATCCGGCCTTAATCCCTTTGTGTTTGCCTGTCAAGGTGGTCTTGTTCTTGACCAATCAACCTTTGCAATGCAACCGGGAATGGCACTTGAACTAGAGAACTTTGAACCTGCCACTACTGGTGGTTATCGCCGTATTCTAGGATACGAAAAGTGGAACACTAACATTGTTCCAGAGGACCAAAGTGCTAATGAAGCAGTTTTAATGTCTGCTTATTTTAAGGGTAGTGTTATTGCTGCTCGTGGTCGTAAGGTACATAAAGGGGCTACAGGTAGCGGTGCTTGGACTGAGATTGACTCAGGCAGAACAGGCGCAGGACGCTACACTTTCTTTCGTTATACCCTAGCAGGTACAGAGTATATTGTATGGGCTGATGGTGCTAATAATGCGAGTAAATATGATGGCACTACTGTTACAGATTTAAATGCTACAGGCGCACCCGCTGACCCTAAATATGTTACGGGCTTTAAAGAAGCATTATTTTTTGCAGGTATGTCTGCTACACCGCAAGAGTTAGTTTTTACAGCACCATATACTGATAGCGATTTCAGTGTCGCTAATGGGGCTGGTTCCATATCAGTAGACAGTACAATAACTGGCTTGTTTCCTTTCCGAGACCAATTGTACGTCTTCTGTGAGGAACGAATTTTTAGGCTGGTTGGTAATAGTCTTGCTGACTTTCAACTGCAGCCTGTCACCAGAGAGATTGGTTGCCTTAACGGATTTACCATTCAAGAATTTGCAGGTGACTTGGTATTCTTAGGACCAGACGGACTGCGTACAGTAGCTGGTACAGAGCGTATCGGTGACGTGGAACTAGGTACAATCAGTCGTGCTGTACAAGAACGATTTGAAGGTCTATCAGACATAGATGAGTTTGATAGCGTTATCATACCTGACAAGACACAGTATCGTATTTTCTTTTCTAATGCAAATACGCCACGCTCTACTACAACAGGCGTTATCTGTGTGCGTAAGGGTGATACATACGAGTTTGCAGACCTTAAAGGTATTAGGCCAAGTAGTACAGACAATCTAGTCATTGCAGGTGAAAGTATTATTCTTCACGGAGACTTTGACGGTTACGTGTATCGTCAAGAACTAGGCAATGATTTTGATGGTAATGTTATAACAGGTAAGTACCGTTCACCTGACTTGACTATGGGCGATGCAGGTATCCGTAAAACATTTCAACGTGTAATTATTAACTATGCACCAGAAGCAACAGTTAGTGCAGACTTACTTGTAAGATACGATTACGAAGCACCTAACGTACCTAGACCAGCGGCTTACCCGTTTGATACTACTACTTCAGTGGCTGTTTATGGTTCATCTTCCTACGGTACAGCAACATACGGTGGACAGTCTAACCCACTAATAAGACAACCCATTGAAGGTTCAGGTTTTGCAATTGCATTACGAGTTAACGATAGAGGCACATCAGCCCCATATTCATTAAAAGGATTTCAGCTAGAGTTTCAAGCTGACGCAAGGAGATAATAAATGGCAGGTTATACTAGACAATCCACTTATGCTGACGGTGACATTATTAATGCATCCGACAGTAATGATGAGTTTAACCAAGTACTAGCAGCATTTGAAAATACAACAGGTCATAAACATGACGGTACAGCAGCAGAAGGTCCGGTCATTGGTTTGATTGGAGACCCCGGCTCTACTGCGCCTAAAAATAAAGTTGTAGTTGACAATCCTGACAATGAAATACAGTTTTCTATTGATGTAGGTGGCGCAAGCACAGAACAACTTGTAATTAAAGACGGTGTTATTGAACCTACTACAGATAACGACATTGACCTTGGTTCATCTAGCAAAGAGTTTAAAGACCTATATCTTGACGGTACTGCTAATGTAGATGCCCTTGTAATCGGTACAGCAGCCGCGCTGACAGACGTTGACACTGACCTTAGTAGTGTATCAGCTTCAGACGACACAGTAGCCTCTGCCAAGGCTATTAAGACATACGTAGATGCACAGGTTACTGCACAGGATTTGGACTTTGCAGGTGATACAGGTGGCGCACAGAACGTGGACCTTGACAGTGAGTCGCTTACTGTAGCAGGTGGAACTGGTATTGATACTGTAGGCTCTGCTCAAACTCTTACAGTAGCTATCGACAGTACTGTTGCTACCCTTACTGATACACAGACCCTTACAAATAAAACTATTGATGTAGACAGCAACACAGTATCAAACATTGAAGTAGATAACTTTAAAGCTACTGCAATCGTAACTGAGGCCGAAGGTCTTGCTTCTAGTGACAACGACACTAGCTTGCCTACTACTGCCGCAGTTAAAGATTATGTAGATACACAGGTAACTGCACAAGACCTAGACTTCTCTGGAGACTCAGGTGGTGCGCAGAATGTTGACCTAGACAGTCAGTCACTGACTATTGCTGGTGGCACAGGTATTGACACTACAGGTTCTGCACAAACAATGACTGTCGCTATTGACAGCACAGTGGCTACACTAACAGGGTCACAGACACTTACAAATAAAACCTTGACAAGCGGTGTACTGAACGGTACAATAAGTGGAACTTCTATTAAAGACGAAGATGATATGTCTTCTAATAGTGCTGACCACTTAGCTACACAGCAGTCAATCAAAGCATACGTAGATACACAAGTAGCTACTGTACCCGTAGGTGACATTACTGCTGTAGTAGCAGGTGATGGTCTAACAGGTGGTGGTACATCTGGTGATGTTACACTTAATGTTGTAGGTGGTGCAGGTATCACAGCAAGTGCTGATGAGATTGCTATTGACTCTACTGTAGCTACACTGACAGGTACACAGACACTTACAAACAAGTCTATTGATGCAGCACAGCTTACTGGCACAGTAGATAATGCACGTTTAGATGCGCAGCTTCAAGATGTAGCTGGACTAGCAGTAACAGATGGTAACTTTATTGTTGGTGACGGTGCTAACTTTGTAGCGGAGTCAGGTGCTACTGCGCGTACTTCATTGGGACTAGGAACTGCGGCTACATCAGACAGCACAGACTTTGTTGCTGTAACTGGTGATGCAATGACAGGTGACTTGTCTTTTGGCGACAACAACAAGGCCATCTTTGGTGCTGGCAGTGACCTTCAGATTTATCATGATGGGTTACACAGTAGGATTGTTGATGCGGGGAATGGTCGTCTTACGATTGAAACAAACGGTGACAGCATACGGCTGACTAAAGGTACGTCAGAAAATATGCTGATTGCCACACCCGACGGCTCTATTGACCTTTATCACAATAACCTTCCCAAACTCTCCACCACCTCTAGCGGCATTGACGTAACAGGCAGTGTGACGGCTGATGGGCTGACGGTTGATGGCAACGTATCAATAGACGGCGGCACGATTAAACTGGACGGCAATTATCCAACAGGCACAAGGGTTGTTGGTGTTGGTGATACAGCACTTGCAAATGTAGACTCTGCCGTTGCAAACATTACTGCTGTAGGTCATGCCGCGTTAAACGCTTTAACTACAGGCAACAATAACACCGCATTTGGTGATAGGGCAGGAACTGCTGTAACAACAGGTACTGATAACACTTTTATCGGTGCTGGAACTGGCATAGCAACAACAACAGCCAACAACAACACTGCTGTTGGTCACACAGCAATGCTGTCAAACACTACTGGTGCAAGCAATGTGGCTGTTGGTAATGATGCGCTTCAAGCAAACACCACTGGTAATAGTGGTACTGCTGTTGGTTATCAAGCGTTGTATAGTAATACTACAGCATTGCGTAATACTGGCGTTGGTCAATATGCTTTATATGCAAACACAACAGGTGCAGAAAACACTGCTGTTGGTTCTAATGCTTTGCAAGCAAATACAACAGCATCTAATAACACAGCGGTTGGGCGTAGCGCACTTGCCGCAAACACCACAGGCAACAGCAACACAGCAATAGGTGCAGAAGCCCTTGATGCAAATACCGTAGGCGATAGAAATGTTGCTGTGGGTGTGGCGTCTCTTTCTACATTCAACCCTGCTTCCAATGCCGACACATACAACACGGCTGTAGGTTATGCGGCGTTAAAATTTGCTACAACTGGCGTAAATAATACGGCTGTTGGTGGCAATGCTCTTACCGAAAACACCACTGGCACAAGAAATGTGGCGGTTGGCAGTGAGGCATTAGACGCTAATACCACTGGTGCGTTTGGAACGGCGGTTGGTCATGCCGCATTAGGTTCAAATATAAATGGAGCATACAATTCTGCATTTGGTGATGCGGCTCTGTTTAACAATACTTCTGGCTCAAACAATACCGCAATAGGTAAGTCTGCTCTCTATGCAAATACTACCGCATCCAACAACACTGGCGTTGGTTACAATTCATTAGTCGCAAACACCACTGGTGCAAATAATACGGCTACGGGTCATTCCGCAGGTTCTGCTAACACTACGGGATTTAATAACGCTATGTTTGGTGTAAATGCGTTATCCGCTAACACCACTGGCGCACAAAATGTGGCTGTTGGTCGTGACGCCTTAAAACTAAACACCACCGCAAACAACAACACGGCTGTTGGGTATCAGTCACTGACTGCAAACACCACAGGCACACAGAACACTGCTGTTGGTACGCTTGCCCTTGATACCGCAACTACAGCAAATTACAACACTGCTATTGGTTACAATGCAGGTGGCGCAATCACAACAGGCTCAACTAATACTATTGTTGGTCGCTCTGCTGGTGAAGGTTTAACCACATCAGAAAACAGCGTTATGATTGGTTCTTACACTGGTCAAGCCGCAATGACTGGTGGTAGCAATGTTGCTGTTGGTATTCAAGCAATGGGTAATACTACTTCTGGTGGTAGCAATGTTGCTATTGGACGCCTTGCCTTAAATGCTAATACTACAGCATCTAACAATACGGCGGTTGGTCATAATTCGCTTTACTCAAATACGACAGGCACCTCTAACGTGGCTTTTGGTTCTTTTGCTGGGTATGGAATTACAACAGGCAACAATAACATTGCCATAGGCAAAAACGCAATTAACTCAACCTCTGCTGGTAACAACAACACCGCTGTCGGCAATGCCGCGTTAAATACTACCACAGGCTCCGACAATACGGGTGTTGGTAAAAATGTTTTAGATGCAAACACATCGGGTGCAAGCAACACAGCAGTAGGTAGTGACGCATTGGGTTCCAACACCACCGCATCCAGCAACACTGCTATCGGTCAAGGCTCTGGGTCTTTAATCACCACAGGTGCTTACAACACCATCCTTGGTCGCTACAACGGCAATCAAGGCGGCCTAGACATCCGCACATCCAGCAACAACATCGTGCTGTCGGATGGCGATGGTAATCCTCGTGCTTATCACACTGGTTCATACTGGCAGTTACAAGATTCGGTTGTTGCTGAAACACATTCAGCAGGTAGCATTACAGGTTCGCAAACACCTAACTTCAATGCTTACCAAAACTTTGTGTGGACTTTAACAGGAAACATCACACTTGCTAATCCGTCTACAGAAAAGACAGGTCAGTCTGGCTTTTTCATCTTTATCCACAGCGGTGCGGCACGAACTGTATCACTTGGTACTGATTATGAAACTGCGGGTGCTGCGGGTCTTACCTTGTCAGGTACATCAGGTGCAGTTGACATCGTGCCATATGTTGTTCAGTCAGCGGGTAACATCCTGCTTGGCACACCACAGTTGGCATTTAGCTAGGGAGTAAATATGTCTGGTCCTTTTGGTTCAAGTCAATGGATGTACAACACTGGCGGTGACTTCTATCCGACTACGATAGACAACAGCTTGCGGTTTGAAGGAAAATCTGCACCTTCTTACTTGTCTCGCACGTTTACTGCTGGAAGCAACACAACTTGGACATTTTCTTGGTGGTTCAAACCTGACCTTGAAACCAATAACAATGGAACGTTGCCTTACTTTTTTGCGACCAGTGGGAACACATACATTCGTCAACAATCTGGAGAGGGTTATCAGATTGAAGGAAATCTTCGTGGTAGTGGGGGGACAAACTATTTCTTTAGTTATGCACCAATGCTCCGCGACCCATCGGCTTGGTATCACTGCGTCATTGCCATAGACACTACGCAAGGTACGTCTAGCAACCGCATCAAGTTTTATCTAAACGGTGAACAGCAAACAAACGCTGGCGGTCTTGGTTTAAGTTACCCGCCGTTAAATCACAACACGCAAGTAAACACTGCTGTTGCCCACCGTCTTGGCGCACACCCATCTGCGCCAAGTAGTTATGCTTTCTCTGGATATATGGCAGAGATTAACTTTGTTGACGGTACGCAACTCGATGCTTCATCTTTTGGTGAAACCAAGTCAGGCATCTGGATTCCGAAAGCATACAGCGGCTCATACGGCACGAACGGTTTCCATCTGGAGTTTGCTGGCAACGCCAACGACAGTAGCGGCAATGGTAACAACTGGACTGCCAACAATATTTCAGCGCACGATTATGTGCCTGATAGCCCGACCAATAACTTTGCCACGTTCAACCCGCTAGACCGTAACAGTACAAGCATTACCACCCTAGAGGGTAACTTGCGTGTCTCTGCAAACTCTAGTCAATACTTAAGTATGCGTGGAACTATGTCATTCCCACAATCTGGCAAGTGGTATATGGAGTTTCGCAATGATAAAACCCACGTTGCTGGTTCGGCTAGTGGCGGCTGGGGTATCCAAAGCGTCAGAGAAATATGGGCAACAAACTTTGGTAACTCTACGACCCACGTTGGTGTGTATCAAACACAGGGGTATAACTCTGCAATCTACCGCAGAGTTGGCAGTGACCATTTGTATGGTTTAGGAAGTATACCTTCTATAGCTTACGGAAATGCTGGAGATATACAGCAAATCGCTTTTGATTGTGACTCAGGAAAAATCTGGTTTGGTATAAATAACACTTGGATGGGCGGTTCTTCGGGGGCAGTCAACGCCAGTAGCGGCGACCCATCAACTGGCGCAAACCCTGTTGACACTCTGACGGCTGACATGATTGCCGAAGGCATAGTGCCTATGGTGCATTTTGCAGACCAGAATGGCACAAAGACTTACAGGTTCAACGCTGGACAGGACAGCACGTTCCAAGGTGCAAGGTCTGCTGGTGGCAATGCAGACGATAACGGCTACGGTGACTTCACCTATGCGCCGCCATCGGGGTTTCTTTCTATGTGCCACGCAAATATGCCGGAACTAGCCATCGACCCAGCTAATGATGACGCCAGCGAAGATTACTTTAACACGGTTCTGTATAGTGGTAATGGTTCAACGCAGAGCATAACTGGCGTAGGCTTTCAGCCCGATATGGTTTGGTACAAAGCCCGTTCTGCGGCTATTGGACACGGATTAGAGGATGCTGTTAGAGGTGCGTCTAAAGTATTACAGCCGAACGGAACATTTGTTGAGGCATCAGTTGCAGGTATTACTGCATTTGATTCAGACGGATTTAGTCTTGGCTCGGATGCGGTAGGAAATCAAAACACCACAACATACGCATCGTGGAACTGGAAAGCTGGCGGCACAGCGGTAAGCAACACTGATGGCTCTATTACTTCATCTGTGTCGGCTAATCCCACAGCCGGATTTTCGATAGTAAATTATGTCGGTACAGGTACAAACGATAGTTATGGTCACGGCCTTGGCGTTGCGCCTTCAATGATTATCACCAAAGATAGAACCGACCCCGCAAACTGGGCGGTGTATGTTGCAAGTGTAGGCACTGGCAAATACTTGCAGTTAAACTTACAAGCTACAACCATAACAAACTCTGTCATATACCCTACAGTAACCTCAACTACTATTGGCGTTGGTGTGCAGGGTGATGGCTCGATAACTAATACTTCAGGTGATAACTATATTAGCTACTGTTTTGCAAATGTCGAAGGCCATCAGAAGATAGGCTCCTACGTTGGAAATGGTTCGTCTGATGGGCAATTCATTAACTGCGGCTTTCGTCCTGCGTTTATCATGTTCAAGTCATTGAGTAGTTTGACAAACTGGGAATTATATGACGTTGAAAGACAGCCTTACAATGTTGCACTCAAACCGCTTTATGCCAATCACAGCTACGCTGAAGAGGCTCATGCTACACTTCCCGCACTCGACATACTCAGCAATGGCTTTAAGCCTAGAAGCAATTGGTCTGAGTTTAACTCAAGTGGGCATAATTACATTTACTTAGCAATTGCCGAACAACCGTTCAAATATGCCAATGCACGATAGGAGTGATTAGATGGCTTGGAAATACAATGACACATACATCCGTGCAGGACGGAGTTGGACTGACAGCGATGGCATCACACATCCACGCAATTGGATGATTTGGTCTGATGCAGAGAAGACTGCGGCTGGTCTGGTATGGGAAGATGACCCTGCACCATTTGACAATCGCTTCTACTGGGATGCATCAACCCCGAAGGAGTTAGGCGACACACTCTGGGTTGACGAGGATGGCGATGCTATCATTGACCCGATGACAGGTGTGCAGGGTGTTACGCTTGGTCTAAAGTCTCAGTGGAAAAACCAGACAAAGGTGACAGCAGGTAGTCTGTTAGAGCCTACTGATTGGATGGTTATCAAAGCCAGCGAGGTTACTGACTACACTGTACCTGCTGACGTAACAACTTACCGTGCGGCTGTTCGCACAGCAAGCAACACGATTGAAGCAAGCATTGACGGTGCAGCAGACCACGCTGCTTTCGTAGCACTATTTGACACACCAGTTGATGCGGATGGCATACCAACAGGCAATGCACCAATTGGCAACTGGCCTGATGAACTTTAAGGAGTAAACTAATGGACGAAATTACAGCAGAACAGATTGCACATCATTACACTGCGATGGGTCACAGCGTTGACCTCATCAATGCTATTATTGCTGGTGATGCAATGGCAGATGACGATGCGGCTGACAAACAAGATTGTGTTGACCGTAACGTAGAGCATCTGGAAATTATGGTAGCAAAAGACTTCTGGACTTCAGAAGACATGACTGCTGCCAATGCTGCGATTACCGCTGGTAAAGCATACACTGCATAGGCGGTAAAATCAAAGACTATAACCGTTTTCAGCAGTCTAGCATAGTATAAAACACTTGCTTTTTTAGTAAAAGTGTGATATAATTATGTATATAACAAATTAGGTATTGACACATGAAATTTTCTCCAGAACAACACATAGAACCTGCACTGAAGGTACAAATGGAACTAGATGCCCACGAAAAAGAATGCGCTATGTTTAGAGAGTTAGTCAATGGTAAACTCGATGGCTTAGATAAACGTATGTGGCGTCTTGAGGCAATGATAATGGGCAGCACAGTTATGGTGGTAGCTATGGTAGTTACAGTATTTATGGGAATGAACTAATATGGCAGTTTTTAAAGCATTCAAGCCAGCAGCAATGAAGAAGATTGCAGGTGCGATGGGCTACACTGGAGACATGAACCAGTTTCAAAGTTATATTGAGCAAGACCCACAGCGTATGCAGCAGATGAATACGTACAATATGGCTGCACAGAAGATGGCTAAAGGCGGTATGGTTAAAAAGTATCAAGAAGGTGGTGACGTTACAGCAACAGCTACCCCTGCTACACCGACACCTACCACAATCGGTGACACTACAACCCAGCGTATGTTTGCACCAGCCGTACCTACAGGCGGTGTGACACAGGCTGCTATGACACCAACAGGTCCGGGTCAAGAGATTACACAGGGTACTGGCGCAATTACAGGTGCAGTTGCTGTGCCTACAGCTATGGCTACAACGGCTCAGTCAACACCACAGGCAGATACACAGGCTAATGTAATGGAAGCTGCTACAGCGGCTCCTGCAGTCGATGCAGCTATGAATGCTACACAGGCGGCACAGGGTACTGTAGACCCACGTGCGCAGGTAACTGCTGCACAACAGACAGCAACTAGCGTTGGGGACTTGACAGCAGCGCAAGGAAATGCTACACTAATTAACTCTCCTGTACAAAGAGATATTCAAGCTGGTGAACTTATTACTGGTGCTGCTGATGCACAGACTGCTGCTACCTTTACTGAACAGGTACAGGCAGCTACAGCTACACCTTCTGTACAAGCTACAGTACAAGGGCAGCTTGCATCACTTACAAATAACTTTGATGCTTCTAATCCACCAGCGTGGGCAGCAGGTGCTATGCGTAATGCTACAGCGGCTATGGCAGCACGTGGACTAGGTGCTAGTAGCCTAGCTGGTCAAGCAATCGTACAGGCTACACTAGAGGCTGCACTTCCTATTGCACAGGCTGATGCTGCTGTTGTTGCGCAGTTTGAGGCACAGAACTTATCTAACCGTCAGCAACGTGCAATGCTTGCAGCACAGCAACGTGCGCAGTTCATGGGTCAGGAGTTTGACCAAGCCTTCCAAGCACGTGTACAAAACTCTGCACGTATTGGTGACATTGCTAACATGAACTTTACTGCTGAACAGCAGATACAGCTAGAAAACTCTCGTGCTGTAAATACAATGAACCTTAACAACCTGTCTAACTCACAGGCAATGGTTATGGCAGAGGCTGCTGCACTTGCACAGATGGATGCAGCTAACCTTAACAATCGCCAGCAGACTGCCGTACAGAATGCACAGAACTTTATGCAGATGGACATGGCTAATTTGTCTAACCAGCAGCAGACAGAGTTGTTTAAAGCACAGCAGCGTACACAATCTATGTTTACTGACCAAGCTGCTGCTAATGCTGCAGCGCAGTTTAATGCATCTAGTCAAAATCAAGTTGACCAGTTCTTTGCTAATCTTGGTCAGCAGACTTCACAGTTTAATGCTACACAAGCTAACGCACAGGCACAGTTCAATGCGGGTCAGGCTAACACAGTAAACCGTTTTAATGCAGAGATGAATAATCAACGTGATCAGTTTAATGCGCAGAACCAGACAGTTATTGCACAGTCAAACGCACAGTGGCGTAGACAGATTGCTACGGCAGATACCGCCGCAATTAATCGTGCTAACGAAATTAATGCGGCAGCTATTTTGAATATCTCAGACACTGCTTACAACAATATGTGGTCGTACTATTCCGACACTATGGAGTGGGCATGGAATACAGCAGAGAACGAAGCACAACGTGCTATGCAGTTAGCAGTAGCGCACATTAACGCTGATGCAGCCGCAGACGTACAAAAAATTAAGGGCGACTATGAATCCAGTGCAGCAGTTGGTGGCTTTGTAACAGAAGTTCTTAAACTTGGTTTAGGTTCTGGCGGGTTTATGAGGAGTTAAAATGAGTCATAAAAATCTTACACGTTTAGCAAACATGAATACTAAGTATATTTCCGATAAAGAAAGGGATGCAAAACCTATTGCTATGCCATCAAAAGGCTTGCTTAATAAACCCACTTCTGATAAAATAGAAAAAAATAAACACGTATCAGTACAGTTACTAGAATCAGTACGAAAGGCAATGGCATAATGTTTAATAAAAATGCTCCTGCACCTACACTAGACGCACCTATTCCGGGTCAAGGCATGACTGCACCACTAGGTGACAGACCGTGGCAAAAACCACCACGGTTTACTACGCCAGAACAAGCACTAGAGTTTTACGTCAATAGTGTGACGCAAGAAAATCAAGTAGATCAGATGTTAGATATTCTTGAGTTGGGTGTTCCAATTGATACTCTTGTGGACACAATGCAACTAGGCGGCGTAATGGAAGGCTTACATAGTGTAGACGTAGGTATGCTTATTGCTCCTGCTCTTGTAGAAGTAGTTAGTCAGATTGCCACAAAAGCAGGTGTGAAACATACGGTGGAAAGTCAGCCACAAGACACTACTGTGCCTTCAAAGTCTTCTCTTGCCTTGGCACTGCAAGATTTAAAACAGCAAGACAGTGGCATAGCAATGTCAGACTCTATATCAGAAGATACTGAAACAGATACGGACGTAGAAGTACCAGAAGAAGAACCTACTGGACTAATGGCGAGGAGAGCATAGATGGCTTTTAGATTAGGAGCAGCTATTGGTGGTGCAGCTAAACGTGCATCTGAAATACTAGATGAAGAGCGTAAAGAAGCAGTGTCTATGACAGAAGACGCTTTGAAGACGTGGACACAAATGGGTCTACCTAAAGCTATGGAACGTAGAGAAAAGAATAAAAACAATAAAAAACTAGCCAAGCAACTAAGCGACAATAAATTTAGTGTAGATCAAATTGCAGTTATCATGGGTCAAGGAAAAGGCCAAGAGGTTTTATCTTATTTAGATGCACAAAGATCAAAGTATGGTTCACGTTATCAGATTCCTCATGGAGAAATTGTGACTATTTCTGGTACGTATGAAGATACAGGTCTCACAATAGATCAGATTCTTGAAAACGTACAGGGTAAAGTAAATCGAGGTATGTCTATTGGAGATGCCGTACAAGACACTACAGGTAAAAACTACACAGGTGGCCTTACAGGATTATTTGGCGGTGATAATACGGCATTAATGAAACAAAAAATGGAAGCATTTGGTGCGGCAGCAGGTGTGGATATTAATGAATTACGTGCTTTAGCAGCAGACGATATCACGTATGATGATCCATTACGTAAAGGCACAATTAGTTTAAGTGATCCTGCAGATGATCCTCTTAAAGTTAGTTTCATTAATCGTTTTGAAAAAGCTGCAGTTATTGGTCTTGGTGGTAAAGCTAATATAGTTGATGGTAATGTAGTAACGGAAGAAATGGATAATACTAGAACACAACAATCTATCCGTATTTCAGCACTGGCAAATAAAAAATTCAAAGAGTTGCAAAAAGGTGGTGCAATGAGTGAAACAGATGCGTATGCAGAAACACTAGATTTTATCTATAATAAAACTGCTGAATTACGCAATCCAGCTGAGACTACAATATCTTCTTTTGAAGGCTTAACTGCAGGTCAGTTACCGGGTGCTATTGAAAATGCGTTAAGTGGAGCAACAGGTCCAGAAACAATGTCTATACAGCAAGATGCTGTAAAGGCACTAAAAGCCGCGTATTTAAACCAAGGCACTATGAATGAAGCTGAAGCAGAAGAAGCAGCTAAAGCAGAGATGGCACGTATACTAAAGCGTATTAATGACTAATAGAGGTGTCTATGCTAAAAGCATATAATCAAATACAAGACCTAGATGAAGAAACATTGGCATCAGATGAAGAGTTTTTATCTGATGCTTATACTTTTTTACAAGAACGTGAAGGCGTACAGGGTATTCTTTCACCCGAAGAAGTGTATGATCGTTTCATGGAACACATGCGTTTTCACGATACCAATGAGGTCACAACACTAAGAGACTTGGAATATGCACAGAATGCTTCCCTTGAAGGTAAGCAGAATTTTGCACGTCTTATTGATGCCTATGACAAAGTAGATACAAATATGTCTTGGAAGATGCTTGGTGATTATGCCGAAGGTATAGCACGTGCGCCATCTACATACATTGGTCTTATCAGCGGCGGTACAGGTAAAGCTGCTGGCGTTGCTGCAACGCAGGTAGCTAGATTAGGAGTACGTCAACTACTAAGTAAAGTTGCTACCAGTGCTGTAGGACGCGCTGCTATTGCAGAGGGTACTATTGGTGCTGTACAGGGTGCATTGGGTGAGGCTACTCGTGTAACAACAGGCGCACAGGAAGAGTTTACTGGTGTGCGTACTGCTGTTTCAGGTGTTGGTAATGCTCTAGGTGCAGGTCTTCTTACAGGCGGCATTCAGTTAGCAGGTAAATTAGTACCAAAAACAAAGTTAAATAGAGAAGCAAGACAACGTGCAGCAGACGAGATGTTAGTTAAATCTGAGTTGGCTGAAGCGGAGCGTGCAAGAACAGCAAGTGAGGCTACAAGAAATACATTAAGAAATGCAGACCCAAATACAGTCAGAGAACTAAGAGGAAAAATAAGGGCTATTGATCCTAATATGACTGCTATTGGTAGAAGTCTGAAAAAAGAATTAATGCCCGGCGAGACTATGGAAGCGGCGTTAGGTTCAGAAGTAACTGAAAATATTATGGCTGCTGCAATACGAGTAATAGATGTATTAGATGTAGAAGAAGGACAACCTATTACGGAAGCTGTTACTAATGCTTTACGTAGAGGAGATTTATCTAGTGGTGGTGACTTATCTAAAGTGGCTGCTATTATGGAAGAACATAATATTACACTAGATCAATTTGCTTATATATATGCGGCAGAAGCATCAGAAGCTGGTAGAACACTGCAACAGTTGGGTCAAATTAAAACAGCATTTTCTGGTATTAAACCAAGAAGCATGATGTCACCAGAAGAGTTGCAAGTAGATAACTTACTAAGAGACATGGATGAATTAAATCAAGCAGGTGTTTCAGGTATAAGTAGACAGGATGCAAGAGCGTTTGCAGATGGGCAAGATAAAAGTAGAGTAAAAGCTGCTGTAGATAATTTGTATAAAAATGCACAAGACCTTGACAGAATGGGTATTAGTTTTATGACTGCCCAACCTGCTACCACTATGCGTAATAATGAAGGTGGTGCATTCCGTACTGTTATTGATGCTACTACACGTGTCATGGATAATGCAGTAGATAAGGTGGGCAATGCTGTATCTTCTAGTTTGCCTAAAGCTGGAGAACTATTACTAAAAACAACACCAGAACAACAAAAAATATTTGTACAGAAAAGAGTAATAGAAGAGTATGGTCTGGAAGAAGGCTTACGTATTGTGGAACAAGCAGAAAGTAATCCTGCGGTAATGAAGTCTTTGTTTGATAAATATGGTAGAAGTCAACAAGCAACTAAAAGTATATTTAGCGGGGCAGGTGATACAACTAAATATTTATTTAATCAAGCAGAAGCACGAATGATTAGGCAATTGTTTAAAAAGAATTTCCCTAATGAAGCTGAAGTGCTGTTCAGAGAGCAAGCTGACTTGGCAGCTAACGTAGGTAAAGAGTCACGTATGGCTTGGGCAGGTAGAAAAATAAACATACTAAACACTGCATCGGATAACTTTTTTAAGCAGGGTATTTTAGCTGCATCAATTAAACGAAGATTAGCTGATGCAGGTATTGACCTGAATGATGTTATTGAAAATGGAAGATTCGGATACATACCTGATGACATAAGAACGGCAGCTATTAAAGATGCATATGAATTTACATATCAGTCCGGGTTTCGTGGAAAAGGTCTAGGATCAAAAGCGGCAAGATTTGGCATTGAGTTACAGCAGAAAGTACCTTTTCTTGTGTCTGCTTTTATGCCGTTCCCTAGATTTATAGCTAACCAGTTAAAGTTTCAGCACGACCATATGCCATTCATAGGGATGGTTATACCTACAGTAACGAGAGGTAAAGAAGGTTTTAGAGAAGCACTACCTAAACAAATGACAGGTTTAGCTATGCTTGGAACTGCTCTTGCTTGGAGGGCGAAACAAGGTGAAGATGCAGAGTGGTTTGAGATTAAAAAAAGTGACGACTACTACATAAACGGTAAAGCTATTTATGGTCCTATGGCTCCATTTATGGTTGTGGCTGACATGATGTATCGTGCATATAATGATAAAGCACAGTTCCCTGAAAACTATACAAAATATTATAGTAAGGCTTTAGCAGAAGCTACTATTGGTTCTACGTTTAGAACTGGCGCAGGTCTACAATTGCTAGACTCACTTCTTAATGATGACATTTTAAGTGGCGAAAAAAATGTACTAGAAATAGTAGGTAATGTTCTTGGCAGGTATACTATACCGGGTGGCGTAGCAAAAGACCTGTACAGCCAATTCGATCCACAGTCAAGACTTATTCCTGCTACTAATACAGGAGAAGAAGAGCCGTGGTTTGACTATGTGTACAAAGTAGCTACACGTAATCTTCCTGATGTTCCTCTGGCTTCATGGTCTGGTGATACTATTACTACAAGAGACTATGATGAACCTGCTGTGTCTCCGTTCCAAACAGGCCCACTGAAAGCTGTTAATCCGATAGAAAAACAATTGTTTGGTTTTAGTACAGTACGAAAAAACACACTACAAAAAGAAATGGCTCGTCTTGGTATGATGTACACTGATTTGTATAGACGCCCCGGAGATGATCGTATAGATTTTTATACGAGACAAGAGTTGTCCAGACGTGGCCCAAGAAGCTATAACCTAGAGAGAACCCTTGCGACATTAATAAATAGTCCATCTTACAAAGAAGCTGGTCCTGCTATGCAAAGAAAACTATTAAGTGAACTTGCAGATGAAACAAAGAAAAGTGCTGTAGAAATCGCAAAAGCAAGATTAGATCAAGAAGCTAAACGCCGTGGTAAACCCTACAGTAGAACAACACTAGCAGCATGGAATGCTTTAACACGTAGACAGCAAGCTGTTGCAAACGAGTTGTATCAAGAACAGTTTGGTACAGACAAGAAGATAGGTGACGATAGGGATAAAACAGTTCAAGATGCAGACGGTAGAGACATCAATGTTTTAGTATGGGGCGTAAGTGTAGGTAGCGATAACTAATGCAAAATAGTAACTTTTTTAATAATGTAGACCTACAAGAAGTAGATGATGCAGACGATACTGTGTACGAATATGGCCTGCCCTCAGAAGAAGAGGCTGGCATAATTGGTACTGTACATAATCTGTATGCCCCGCAGCGTAGAGAAGTTATCAAAGCACCAGAAGAAAAGCAAGTACCTTTAGAAGATTTAGGTATGGATTCTATTCCCGGCGAGACTATGACAATCAAAACTCCCGGTGAGTACGGTCCTGTTGAGACTGACTTTAGCTACGCGCCTATAGTAAGAAGTGCTAAATCTGTACTTGACTACGGTAAAAAATTATTATCTGATAAAAAGACGCAGGAAGACGCGGTAGAGGCTCTAAAGGCTGCACCTGCTGCAGCAGTAGAAGGCGGTAATAAGTTTTTACAAGATCAGATGGCTGCAGCAATGGGTATGGAGGCTGGGTATTCGTCTGTGAACAGACCTGACGGTGAGGTAGCTAGGTTCGATCCTCTTGCCTTTACAGGGGCTGTAGCACCTGCTGGTATGGCTGCTGTCAGTTCAGCTAAAGCTGGTGAAACTGTGCTTGGTATATTTGGTAGTACTACTGGAAGAAATGCACAAAAACGGTTTTCTAAATTTCATGAAGAGGTAGAAAAAGCAGATGATTTAGAATTTGATACACCAAAAGAACGTGAAGAGTACCTCTTTAAAAAAAGTAATGGCGTGTTTTTAGATGAATCTAATACTCCAAGATTTGAAATACCCACAAAAGATGTTGATTTACTTCCCTACTTTAAACGTAGGAATCTTATAGAGGGTACATCTGACTCATACGAAATTATGCCTGATCCAACCATGAGGACAGAAACAGTCCTTGCAGATGTACTAAAGTTTGATGAACTATTTAATGAGTACCCCGAATTAAAAAACTATAGAGTAGAACCGTTATCCGAAGAGGATATTCTGGGTGGAACATTAGGCATATATTCCCCTAGTACAACAACTTTGTATGTTGCTCCACAAAAAAGAAAAGAATTTCTAAGTACTTTGTTACATGAAGTGCAACACGCTGTAGATGATCTGGAAGATTTACAGTTCGGCTCAAATCCAGAAAGATTTACTACTTTTAGTAATGAACGGCTTGGTGCTGAAAGACGAAACTTTTTTTATTATTTAACCAATAAAGAAACATCGGATAGTCTTGATAAATATACTCCTGACGAATTAGAAATATTAAAATCAAAAGAACACAGGAAATTAATGCCTCTTGCATTTAGTGGGCTTGATTTTACTGAACCAATGGATGAATTTAGAGATTTATATAAACCTATTATTGCAAAAATGGCAGACTGGGAAAAAGAAAAATTTGATGAGTTAGTTCAGCTACAGAAAGAAACATATTTAGATTCACAGGAGGCATATAGAAAATACAGAGGTACTCCGGGGGAAGTAGATGCCCGTAATGTACAAAAAAGATTTTTAAATCCTGAGTTACAGTTAACTACATTACCAAGTAAGACAGCCGATACAGAAAAACTTTTTGGCTTGGTGGATAAAAGAGGTGATAAAGTTTCTAGTGTTTCAGAGACAATCCCTGTCTTTCCTAAACCAGAAAGAATGTTCCCGGAAGGTGAAAGACCTAAAGGTGGCAAGTATTTAAATCCTATTACTGGTGATGATCTTACTGGCATGAATGTACCTAGTGCTAATATAAAAATAAACCCTGATGGCAGACCTTCTTTTACCGTGACTAATCAAAACGTAGATTCAGTAGGTACTATAGGTAAGGGGAATACACAAATTAAAACAAATCTGTTTAAGAGTAAGGCAGGGTGGAAGTGGAAAGAATCTAGTGTAGACACAGACAATATTAATACAGTTATTTCTGTTACACACAAAGGTAAACATTACTACACGCTAGAGACAGATTTTTCTAAAGGTGTTACACTAAAAAATTATCCAGAATCTAAGACAGAACCGAAGCTGCGTCCTACAGTACAAGGACAAGTAAAAATAGGTAATAGGATTGGTACGATTAATGTACGAGGTGTAGAGCATCCTGTGTACGATAAAGTTGTGACATTTGCCAAAGGTGGTTTAATGACAAGACGATGATACGAGTAAGGGGGCAATTAAGCCCCCTCTTTTGTGTCTAACGATTGTCTCCATCACCGCTAATCTTACCCCTGTCTTTCCTCCCCTGCAACTTACTCAAGTTAGCTGCTGCAAGTGCCGACAACTCAAAGCCTAAGTCATTGGCTAGTGCCGCACAGTACCATAGTACATCCCCAATCTCTGCAGCAATCTCCAACTTCTTAACCTCAAATGATTCACGGTCAGCACCGTCACGAATGAACTTCTTGACCTTGTTAGCTACCTCACCAGCCTCACCAGCCAGCCCTAAAGCTGGGTAGGTGATTGCGTGTGTCTTAGGATAGATGGCAAACTCAGCGGCCTTCTCTTGGTATTCTTGTAGTTTCATATCTTTGTTCCTCTCTTTCATCCAGTTGTTAGCTTCTTGCTCTAGCTTGTTCATTGTGTTGTACCTTCTTTAGATTAGCGTAGTAAGCATCGTTATAACCACGCTCCCATTCACGGTGCTGCATGGTGTTTGTGTCCATGTTACTATCACGTGCAAATAGTTTACCTTTCCTTCCTGTTGTGTGGCCCTTGACAAAGGCGTCATAGCCCCACTGGTATTGAATCCTTAATGGGGCATCGTACTTACCTAAACCATTACGCCTCATGCATATTCTCCTTTATCTTGTAGTTAAAAAGTTTAATGGTTGTTAGTTTATCAATCTTAAACCATTCACCACGCCGTTCACTAGAGAAGTGTTCAAAGGTACGGTGCATCTCTCGTTCCATGCTGTGCCGATTGTCTGTAGCCATACGTGCCACAACAACGTAGTCGCGGAAGGGTGATGATGTCTGGTATCCCTTACACCTGTCATCTGCATCCACTGCCTTGCCTACCTTAACCCAATCAGGCCACGCTGTATTCATTACGGCATACACTTCACCTTCAGCTACGCTTTCAATCTTGTTGTGTGACCAAGCATCGTCTAGTGATTTGTAACGACCCGGTTTGTGTAGTGGGTGAGAACTGGGTATGTACTTACCGTTAACAAACATCCTACTGGTGTTCTTGGCAGCATGAGTGGACACCCTTTGTCTGTACCCACTTGGGCTTTTGTACCACCACTCACCATCCTCGAACACTGGCTTACTCCTAGTGTACGTAGTTGCATTCTCTTTATTGGCCTTGAACTGATCCATTAACATTACTTACCTCCTTTGCGAGAGCCTCGCTGTTTCTCTTGTTGCATTGTATATACTAGGTGGTTAATCTCATCACGCATGATACCAATATCCTTTAGCTGTTTATCTGTCAACGAGTTTAACTCACGTATAATAGCACGTGTTTTTCGCCAATCAACTAGATATCGAAAGAATCGTACTAGCATTGTCTCCATAATCATTCGTTTCATTCGTCTTTCTCCTTCTCTACAGATGCAATCAGTGCCTTGCTAAAAGCGTCCTCTGCTGCAACAAGCTGGTCAAGGCTGAATCGTGCTTCTGTGATGCGGCCTTTCAAGTTACGTACCTGATTTACAAAGTATTTAGACTGCTCATCAAGGTCAGCAAAGTCATACTCAGTTTCGTTAATCGTGATTTTGTTTTGCTCTGTCATTATCTTTCTCCTTCTCTTTCAGTTTCATCCACTCGTTATAGCTGGGGTGGTTGCGAGGTGGGTTATGTTGTACCCACCCCTCACCTTGTTTCCAGACTAGTTTAGAGTTTACTTGTGTCTTCGTTGAATGTACCATCAGGCACTGCCTTCTCTAGTGTATCCATATTACTAGAATCAATCTCTCCATTAACATTGATAGCACCACCATGCCAATCATTCTTTGAGATTGTTAAATCAGAACAGTACGCATACAGAGAACTGAATGCTGCTGCCGCTGCTGCTACATCTTTTGTGTACGTATCAAACTTAATCTTCATCTTTGTTTTCTCCTTCCTTATGGCGGTCCATCGCCTTTTCAATTAGGGATATAAACCCCTCACTAATCAGTGCTTTTGTGGCTTCGTCATCACAGTCAAACACGATGGTTGCTGAACCATCTTCGTGTTCCATGACTTCCTGTATATCAATCTTTCCTAGCATTGTCAATATCCTTTTCAATCCAGTGCCTACACCAGAATTGTTCTCCACACTTTTCAATCTCTTCTTTGGGATAGCCTTCTTGTACAAACCATTCCATGAGATTAAAGGTTTCTTTCAATCCATAATCATCACCGCCATAAAACATCACTGCTTCTTGTGGCAATTCTTTTGGGAAGCCATACTTCCACCCGCTTGGTGGGTCAATCATATATCGCATGTCTAACTCCTTTCGTAAAGTGCATAGGTGGGAGTTGGTGGCTATTTTCCTCTACAGGCATCCATAGTCTGACTACGGCTATCCAGTGCCACCCAACTGGAAACTTTATGCTGCTGTCAAGTCAACCACCTCACAAACTCCAGCAGTACAAGCCAACTCACGTCCACCTGATGTAGTGTCTTCCTTCTCAAACTCCTGCAGTTGTGACCAGTTTACACTATCTGGCATCTTTGTCAACATCTCATTGTACTCATCTTCATTACAATCTTGATAAGGTGCTTGTGCATACGTGTGGTCACTGAATGGTAGGAAGCTGATGCCTGACACTTCATCGAAGTGTTTATATACCCATGCACCTACGTCCATCCACTCAGTCTCTTTGACAGAGATGGTCACTGATGGCTTATGTTCACACCAGTAACGCTGATACATCAGCCACAAATCAAGCTGCTCTATTGCAGTCATAGCAGTACGAGTGACTGCCCCCTTGGGTGACTTCATAGGGAAGCTGAACACTGTAGTAGAGTCAGGCTTCATTACGTCAGGCTCTGCTGGGATACCTTCAGACATCAGGAACTGTGTCAGTGGGTCTTTGTTATCTCCACGTACAGTACGGATGTAGTATGGGTTATGCCTTGCATGAATACCAGACGCACTGTCCACTAGCTGTGACACTGTACCAGATGGTTTGACACAGGTGATCGCAGTTGACTGTGGGATACCAAGCTGTTGTGCCATAGCCGCATTAGTCTCTACTGCTGTGTCACGCAAACTCTCTAATGTCTGCCCAATGTTCTTACCAAGGTGTGATGATGTACCACTGAGCAAGTCACTGTCCATGATACCTGTTAGTGATACGCCCAACAACCGTTCTTCCTCTGTGTTCTTCTGCCAAATCTTACGCAGATACTTGAAGTCAGTCAGTGTTGATTGGAATGTACCAAGGATTGTAGCCAAGCGTACCTTCTCTCGTAGTGTTTGCTGCGTGTCATTAGCACGTGCTACAACCTCAGACAGATTACAGAACTGATATGGACGCAAGATAATTTCACTGCAAGGGTTGCAACCGAAATCATGTTCCACATCACGCCGACCATTCTTAGCGGCCTGTGTTTTTGCAGCCTGACGGTTGAAGATACCACGCTCACCTGACTTACTCTCGTACAGTGACACCCATTCACGCATGAATGTACCCATCTCAGGCTTAGTCTTGTACGCTACAGAGTTGTTAGCCAACGCACGTTGCCCTTCATTCTCCCACCACATACCTGACTTAGCGTGTGCCATCTGGTCATCATTAAGATTAGACAATGAAATCAATGCACTACGGCGTACACCACCGACTACAACAACCTCACCAATCTTACACATGATGTCGTGGCATTCGATAGGGAATAGCCTACGTCCTTTTGCTGCCTTGAACTTGTCAATGACGAAGCGGAACAAGTCTTCCAGAGGTGCTGGACCACTGGCACGACCACCGAATGTCTTTAGACGCTCACCTGCTGGGCGTACTTCTGATGTATCCCACTTAGGTATCTGTCCTGCATACAGCAACGACACAAGTTCACGTAGAGACTTAGCCCAGCCCGGACGACTATCGCCAACCTTAATCACTGTGTCTGTCTCATGCATGTCCTCATTAACCATAGGCAACTTCTCAACGCAGTGTCGCTCCACAGAGAAGCCTACGCCTGTGCCACACATCAAGATGTACATAGTCTCATCGAATGCTCTAGGGCTATCCACAGGGACGTATGAGCAGTTGTATGCACCTACGTGGCAACGGTCTAGTGCAGGGCCAGATGTCATCAAGGCTCTCATGCTAGGCATGATGTCCTGATTGAGTACTGCTTGCTCTAGTTCACCACGTAATTCATCCGACAATACGTACTTGCAGGATTCCTTGAGGTGGTTAGTCATGTAATCAAAGTATCGTTCTACTGTCTCACCCCATGTCTCACGGCGTTGTTCGTCTTCTTTCCATCGTGCATACCGTGATAGCGCGATGAAGTTTTGATAGTCTGTTGGTAATGTATTACTAATCATATCTTACTCCGTTATAGTTCGCATTGTTTTAATGTCAGCACCGTCTACATCATAGAAGTATTCACGGATACCGTCCTCAATTTCTTCCCCAACCTGCCCATCTGCAGGTATGGGGTACTCGTCTTCGTCAATGTCAATGGTCAGAAATACTTTAACTCGTGCCATCTGCCATAACCTCTTCGATTAACTTATCCAGATACCATCTGGCTTTCTCTAAGTCCTCTAGTGGTTTGTCCTTGTAGTCAAACCGCCATAGGTACTTCATAATGTTACCCTGTAGGTAATACTTAAACCCCTCGTTAGTGGCAGCAGAGATGGCATGAATACACTCAATCCCTGTCTGGTTGTAATGGGGTGGGCTGTTTACCATGTCAATCTCTGCCGCCGCTTGCTTCATAAACTGTTCGTGTCTCATGCATTACCTCCTGTCTTACTGTTGAAGTTAAGGTGTACTATGTTACCGTCATAGGTCTTCTCTACACCACATTCTTCCTCTAGTTCTACATCAATACCTGTATCGTTGTCAATAACTTTCATTACGTATTCATGTACTAATTCTCTGAGGCTTTCTTCTTGTTCCATTAGTGGAACGGTAGCACACATCATCTTAACAAAGTGCATAACTTGGTCAAAGTCTTCATCGTCTAGTGGGTTCTTTTCAAATGCCATAATGGATATGTCAATCTCCCCACTCCAACTGCCCATGTCGTCAGCAAATGGCCTTACTCGTATCAGGAAGTCTTCCTCTTCCAATGAATCTATAATCTGTTGCTTGTTCATATTATCTCCTTTTTACTTTCTTGCCGCTAAACTCTATGAAAGAGCCGTGCGTATTTTTACCTTTTTCTTTTAACCAATCTTCGGGGATAATACGATCATAGTATCTAAAGCCATGCTTTATACACCAATCTGCATACGAACCTTTAGCACCCTTGCTGGTCTTGCTCTTGCTGTTTGTGAAGACAAATCTAATATCTAACTTAGGGTGTTGCTTTTTAATTGCCAGATGCTTACGTCTATCTGCTGCCATAAATCTACCCTTAGTCTCGATAATAATACCATTGTCTAACACAAAGTCAGGAGTATAGGTACGGTAGGCTAGGTCTTCCCATTCAATCTTCATCTTCTCGTATTCGTAACCTACGTCACGTTCATCCAAGTAGACAGAGAGTTTGTGTTCTAACCCGCTACGATACCCATACTTCTTAGCTGCCCTAGTCGCTTTATGGAACAACGACATCTCCTATATAGGATGTAATCGGTGGAACCTTTGCTTTGGACATTACTGCTGGGCGTTCTGTCAAATCATCCCAACAATCAAAACGATAAGCGCAAAACTTACACCCCGCATTAAGTACTTTGTTACCTGTCTCCTTACCTCTAAACTTCTCTGGTACTGGTTGAAAACACTTTTCAAATTTATTCTCCTCTACTGTGTCTGCTGTGTGTTGTAGTTTAGCAACTTCCGTGTCTAAGTCAAGGCCAGATGCAGGTACGTACTTAAACTGACCGTTGGCCTTGTTCACTACCCACCAGCCACCCACATCTTTGCCAGATGCTTTAGCGTAGCCAGCAAGCTGACCCACATAACCAAAGCTATCGCCTGACGCAAGTGTGTCGTATGACTCGAACTTGTTGGTGTACGACCAGTTAGACGCGGATTTTACGTCATCAACAGCACCATTAATAACAATATCATATGTTCCATTAACGGTAGTGTTATCCAACTCCAAAGAAACGTGTTCAGGCTCTTCATATCGTACTCCTGCAGATTTTAATAGACCCTTGAATACTGCCTCCACAATATCGCCAAGCATCATGTTCATTATGAATGTAGTCGGTAGTGGCAATGCCACCTCTGGCTTGTTCTTTTCGTACCAGAGTTGGCAAGTGGGACGACCTATGTTGGACATTCGCAACTTAAAGTCGCCCCTCTTTTTACCACTGCCGAACTGTCGATGTAATGCATCAGCTACGTCATTGGAGACTTGTTCAATCACCTCCTCTGACATTTCGGTTTTGCCTTTGACAGCATCTTCCATGTACTGATGCAATGCTAGTTCAGCAGGATGATGCATTAGGCTACATCCTCTTCATCAATCTCAACATCAACAATATCATCAACTACACTAATGTCATCGTCTTCCATATGTGCATTAGCTTTTTCTGTCCACTGGTTGATGATGTAGTTATTGTAGTTATCAATCCAAGACGAGAAGTCAGCAAACAATCCCTGATCGTCCTGCGTAATCTCGACAGATTTAGTCAAGTCAAGCGATGAGATAGGTACATAGTACTTAGCACCTGTTGGAATTGTACGCTCCTCTGTAGAGGCTGTGATGATATGCTGAATAGGCAAGCGTTGCATCTTAGCCAACTTAACGAAGTTGCTACCAATCTCCTTGAAGGCTTCACGATTGTCAATCTCCCAAATGAACGAGGATGTGATAGGCTCTACAGCCTCCCCCTTGTCGTTGGTAGGATTAATCATCTCAACCTCGCCGAAGACAGCACGTACACGCTTGATAGACTTTAGCAAGTCTTGCGTATCTTTAGGTAGTGCTTTCCAATCTTTGATGAAGCCAGAAGGTTTACCGCAGTTAAAACCTCCAGCATTATCCTTTAGGTCAATGTCAAGTGTATCAGCCATGATACTCTTTACATATGTTCCGGGCTTCTTTGCGTCACCCTGAATGTAACGCTTGTGCATGAAGCGTTGTAGGAATGGACGCATCTTGATGCTAGTAGCGTAGATAGGTTCCTTGTCCGGGATTTCCAGCTTGTAGTTACCGCCCTCTACTACTTCGATATTCATCATCTTGCCGTTGACTTCTGCCTCGCCCATGATTGGGGCATGGCTGATCTTCAAGCGAGGTAATGTACTAGAAGAAGTACCAGTTTTCTCGTGTGCAATACCCATTGCTTTAGCCATAGCTGCGAAGTCGTTTGTGTCTATTGTAGTCAATTGTGTCATATTTTTCTCCTATGTTTTTTCAGAATAGTCCGTAGTTATATCACGCTACGTCCTTAACGTCAAGCCAATTGTTACCTATTTTTGATTCTAATAGTAGAGGCACATTAAAGTCTATACCCCACCTAGTTGCTATCAAGTTAGGTAACTCTCTGTTAGTCTCGTTGATTACTTCTATGACAGCTTTCTCCTCGTCTGGGTGAACATCAATCACAATCGAATCATGTACACTGTTTACCACACAGGATTGCATGCTGTCAAGTAGCATATCAATATGCAGTAATGCCAAAGGGACTATGTCCCCTGTAGCAAACCCCTGCACAGGGTAGTTCTTTATCTGTGTAAAGTAGGACACTCTGCCACTAGCTTTACGTACCACATCAGGGAAAGAGTATTCCCGACCTGATGGGGCTGTTATTTTCTGCGTTTCTATAGCTTCTTTAGCCAATCGGGAATGCCAAGCGGCAACCCCCTTGTACTTCTCGTTGAAGTGTTCATAGTACGCTGCTTCCGCTTTTGTTCTTCCATAGCCTGTCGCTCCATATAACGGCGCGAATGTATGCGCCTTCGCATCCTGTCTGCTCGTAGGCTGACCAGCATCGGTAATAACTTTAGCGGTGTATGCATGTACATCAAATCCAGTAGATACTTCTTCAATTGCTACCTCGTCTTGTGATAAAAATGCGGCGGCACGAAACTCTAGCTGTGCAAAGTCAGCCTCAAGTACCTTACCCCCATCGAATCGTGACACAAATACTTTCTTTACAGGAAACGTGCCGCCACGTGGCATGTTCTGCATGTTAGGGTTAGCACCCGACAGACGACCTGTCGATGTGCGGTGTTGTAGTAGGCTAACGTGAAGCATACTTGTACCTTCTTTGGTGTAGTTCCTGATACCGTCAACGAAGGATGACAGGTATGTGTCAACTGCACTTAGTCGGCGTACCTTAGATAAGAAGTCCACAGCATCATCCATGCCCTTAGACTTAGCACCAGCCTCAAGTAACTGAAGATTACCCTTGCTTGTACTGAAACCATTAGCACTGGCCCACTTAGCTGTAGGTGGTCTGAACTTGAAGCCAGCCTGTTTGTCTGTAGGTATGAACAGAAAGCCAGATGTCATACAGTCAGGACACTTACTAGGCTTGGCAAACGGCTGACCGTTCTTCTTTGTCTTACGTATATAGCCGCTACCATTACAGGTACTGCACTGTACTGCATTAGTACGGTATAGACGCTGGGTGCGTGTGTTTACAAGATGACGAAACTCATCGTCAGGCATGTATGGATCAATCATAGAAGCCCAATCAGCCTTGTCTGTAACCTTACGACCGTAGATAACCCAAGACAATTGCTCTGGGCTGTTGAGGTTGATAGGTGTGTCACCCATTACCTTACGAACATGAACTTGCAAGTCGTCAATAAGTTGACACTTCTCCTGTTCAAATTCTTGACGCACCTCCTCTAGCTTAGACAGATCAACAGCAAAGCCACGCTGGTAGATACGAGCCAGTGTTACAGCAAGCTGGTTAGTCAGCGTAACTGTGTTCATAAGACCCGCATCTGCTTCGCTGTTTAGCCGTAGCATCAGCTTGTCAGACAACTGCTGTGTAGCATGTAAGTCTGCCTTGAGGTACTCAGACAACTCATCGTGTGGTATGTCACGAGTAGAGTAACCCTTCTTGAAGTACTCCTTGAGTGTGTCTTGCTTCTTGGTATCTAAGTTATACCTTTCAGCACAAGCCTGTAGTGATAGCGGCTCCTTCTGCCCACGCTGTAGCACATACTCTGCAAGCATCGTGTCGAAGACAGGGCCATCATACTTGAAGCCTGACTCCCATAGCCACAGCAAATCGTATGCGGCGTTGTGACAGATAAGGACAGTAGCCTCATCCAATGATGATTGCACTACCTCAAACGCATCAGACTCTTGTTCAAACTCTGAATGGTCAAAGGTAACTACCGTACCTGCACCTGTGTCTGTCAGCATCCCAACCATAACCAGTGTATTCTCTGGCTCGAATGGATCAAGATGTAACTTACCGTTACGTTCTGTTGTTGTGTTTTCTACATCTAATGTTAGTTTCATACTGTATACCTCGCTGTTTGATATTCTAAGTTACAGTGTATGTCGCCATGCCAACCTGTCAACTTATTTTTTACTATGTTCAGATGACGCTGTGTGTCTTCCTCGTCCCGCCCCTGAACTGGTGGATTCTTAGCAATCAGCACCATAAGATCAGCCTCTGCCGCCTTACCAGTACGACTACCTTCCATCATACTTTGGTTAAGTATGACCTTGCCCTCTGCTTCTGCTGACAACTGTGACATATAGAAGACAGCACACTCATGCTGTTTAGCTATCTGTCTAGCATGAATAGCGTTAGCCTTCAGAGCCTCGTCAGGGCGAGAGAAGCCGCCTGTCTTAGCGAACTTGTCACCCATGTCTAGCAGTACCACATCAGGCTTGTATGCCTTACAGATGGATTCCACCCAATTCATGTCACGGCCTGTTGCATCCTTGATCTTGATACGTTCCTTTACAGGTGCGTATAAGTCACGAGCCTTTGAAGGGTTAGCCTTAATCTCTTGCATAGTCATGCCTGTAGCGGCAGTGAGGTATCTAGCACCTACACGGTGATATCCTTCCTCGTTACACAAGATGATGCAGTTAGCACCCTGATGTGCAAAGCCACCCGGTGCGGCAATGATGCTGGCGTGGAAAGATGTCTTGCCAGTGTTAGGTCTAGCACCAACCTCAATCAAGTGACCAGCGTTAACACCTTCTACCTTGCGTGTAAGACTAGAGATATTGAATGTCCAACGCGCCTCAAGGTCATTACGAGCAAGCAGTGTTTCGATGTCGATGTCATCCCATTCAATCTTTAGATTAGGTGTGAAGTCATCACCATACTGCTCAAGCATCTGACGTAGCGGCTCAAGACTAGACTTGTCACCATTGACATAATCAAATCCTAGATTAGCAATGTCCTCACCGATAACCTGCTGGAATAGTTTAGATAGCACCTCTTGTGCTACGTCACCACCCATAGGGGCTTCACGTTTGATACTGCTAAATAAAGCAGAGTATGCTGTCTTCTGTGCAGTGGTGAGTGTCGGGTTGTTAGCCATGAACAACGCCTCAATCTCATCAGGTGTCACAGTACGCTCGTACCGATCCATAGCTGTGTCAATAGACTGCTTGATCTTACGAACATCTTTACTGAATAGTCGGTCAGGACAACGTGAACCACGATGTTCATCGTAAAACTCCTTGTCCATTAGGCTTCTGATTAATGATAATTCCATATGGTTATTCTCCTATCTGTTTGCGGATAGCGTCTAGCTTATCCATGTCTGTCGGGTTTCTATATTTTATATCGTCATCCAACCTTAATACACGAACATCCGAAACGTGTCCACGTAATTCTTTAGCCATCTGAAGCGTCTTGGGTAGAGCATCGGGGTCTAACGCTATGACTGCTGTTGAGAACTGTGCAAGATACCTCTTATGCGTATCAGATAACGATGTACCCAATAGCGCAACCCCGACAAAGGAACCGTAACCAACAACGGCTGCACTCACACAGTCCTCAACAACTACGGCGACTTTACCACAACCTGATGTGTATGGCAAGCCACTATTTCCATATCTTTTCCACTTGGGTATTCTTTTCCCTAGTGATCTACCTGTAGCATCAACCATCTTACCGTCATGTATGACAGGAAAAACTACACGGTCTTCTTTGACATCGTAGTGCAGACCCAGTGCGTCAGCATCTAAGCCCCATCTATCGCACCACCTGTCCATGTACAGGCCACCGCTACGAGGTAAGATGTACTTGGGTAGGTCAAAGGCTTCTAGTGGTGCTTCTGTGCTACCCTTAAAGCCTTTCTTGATATCATCTACGGTAAGATGTACGCGAGTACCGCCACTTGCACTGCAACCTACTTTGTAGCAGTTCCATACAAGACTACCCATATTGTTAGTCACGGTGAATGTCTTGTACCCTTTACATTCGGGACAGTTCATACGTTTAGTCTCGCCATTAGCTACATCAAAGTCACTTGCATGTATCATATATATATGTCCTTTCTATATGTATAATAATATATATATTATAATAGTTCGTTGCGGCAGTTGAATGCTTATATCATGCATTCTTTCGTGCTGTCAATGCATTATTTGCAGATGCATACGTATTTTTTAGGTACGGTTTAACTGATTGTGGGTTAGCATGTCCTGTAACCGACATGATTTGTCCCATACCTACCCCTGCATCCACCATCTCTGTCACCCCAGTGCGGCGCAGGTCAGAGAGACGTAGTTCTTTTGGTAGTCCTGCGGCATCCATCAACTTACGAGCGTGTAGCGGTAGCTTATACATTGTATAGGGACGGTATGTACCTCTATACGGTTCAGGTCTAGGCGCAACGAAAGACTGAAAGCCGAAGTGTTGCTCCTGTTCTACCAACATATCATACAAATCATCGTCAACAGGCAATTCTACTTGCGCATTACGTTTGGATTGCTGTATGATGACACGTTTTTGTTCAAAGTTAATAGCATCCCATGTGAGCAAGCGCATATCACCTACACGCTGACACCATGCGTATGCCATGTGTGCAATAAGACCTATATTGCGGGTGCTAAAATCGCTGTAGGCGGCGTCTAATAGCTTTCTGACACTTTCCCTACTCCAAACAACCTTGCGGGACTGTGTGGCTCTCCTACGAATGCCCAAGAAGGGGTTTTTAGTGCAATGTTCCATACGCATGGCGTATTTATATAGTATGTTGACGACAGCAAGGAAGTGATTTGCGGTAGTAATACCGCGATCACACCAAAGGTCATAGGCCAACGTAGCTTGCTTGGTGGGCAGCTTAGTGCCATCCACCCTGCCAAGCACTACACCATCTACTGATGTAGCTAGCGCATTGCCAAGACAGTATTTATAGTGTGCCTTAGTTTCTTGGCGTAAGTTCTTGAAATCATGGGACAAATAGTATTCATCCGCTATTTGATGTAGTTTCATTATGCCGCTACCTCAAGTGATTTGAACACAGGGCTGTCAACCCAGCCAGCTACCTCAACCTCACGCATGAACAGTGACTTAGGTTGTGTGTCACTACCTGTGTTACGCTGTAGGAAACCGTTACGTTCATCTGCATATGTCGCATAGTTGGTGAAGGCAGAGTAAAGTGACCACAGATTGCGTCCACGAGTGCTTACCTCTTGATTATACAGCGTGTACATCTTCTCTGCTTTGCTTTTAGACGGTAGCATTTTCTCTAATTCCTCTTTGACATTGGTAGTGACTAGGCTTGTGTTGGCCCAGCGTTGCAATGATTCTGTGGTTTTCTCGAAACCCTCTTTTGCTTTCTTAAGGCTTTCAATGTATATGTCTAGGTCAAAGTTGCTGGTGTTCTTACGCACTGTCTTGGCATGATCGCCCTGCACCATACCGTTAGTGCAGAAGAAGTCGATAGCACCAAACAGTACAGTGTTAGAGCAAGTACCATTGACACCATGCAGGGCAATGATGCGCTTCATCAGCGTAGTTTCATGCTTGTCAGTAGTAATCTTGGTAGTAACTTTAGGCAGGGTCACGTCCATCATAGCCCAGCCGTCTTTATGTGCGCTACGCCAATTAATAGTTGCCCCCTGAGTTTCCTCTTCTCCCAGAGTTTCGGTTGTTGCCTTAATAACCTTGCGAAAAAAGTCGCCGTGGCTGGCGCAGGTAAAACCGTCACCCACGATACCAATGTACTTACCTGTATCACCATTGATAACGTACTTCTTATCCTCAACTTTGGTAGGCTCAAACTCTACGTTGAAGTCGAGGTGTTCTGGAATGTAATCTAGCATATTTATTCTCCTATCGTTAATTGATGGTGTTTTATATCAGTAATTATTCGCGTAGTCAACCCTTAATTAGTCCCATCTGTAAAATATGTGGTCATCAATCCTGACCGTGCGTGTCTTGCTCTTGGCCCATTCAGGGTAGACGTATGTAGCGTGGTAGTGTGTCGCACCCTCAACAAAGTCATCGAGGTTGCCGTAGTACACACCGTGGGCAATCATCCTTGCCTGTTCATAAGCCTTTGTATTTGTTGGCTTATCTGACTTACCGTCACAGTACCAGCTAAACTGACAGCGGTGACGCACAGGGTAGTCCTCTGCCCATGAGTATGTCGGGCCTTGCTTTACCACATCACATACCTTGTCGGGAAACCTGTCATCACGCACCCTGTTCATCACCACTTGGGCTACCGCAACCTGCCCAATAAAGGGCTGGTCACGGGCCTCATGGTACACGTTAAGTGCTAGGCATACGAGTGCCGCTTCAATCATCGTTGGAATCTTCCTCGCTAAGTACCCACGCACCCCAGTACATACTACGCCCATCTTCATCTTGGGATGGTACAAACTTAAAGATGCGGTGTAGGCTATACTGTAGCTTCTCTAGGTTGCCTACGTCAGACAGCCATAGGTCTTGGCACTCCGACACATTAGACAGGGCTGTCCTTAGATTATTGTGTGCCTCTAGCAGTTCAAGGCGTTGCTTGTGTGTGATTTCATATGTCATCTTGATTCTCCTCAAATTTACAACGTGTTGTGTAGTATGCCATCAGCAATGCGGCTATCTCTGGGAATGTTTCCCAATCTGGTACGAAACCTAGCTGAATCTCAATCTCTGTGTCAAGTGCTACCAGTATGGCGTTGACCTGTTTCGGTGGTAGGTTAATCGTTATCATTTTCAATCTCCTCCTCTGCTTCATCAATGGCTGATATCATCTCAGCTAGGATAATACGCATCTCAGCATAGTCATCCTTGTCTGCACTAGCCCAAGGTATAAAGCCAAACACATGCACTAGCATGTTGAATGGTAGACTTGCCTCTGGATTGAATTGAAAGTCCTGTTCACATTGTTTTCTAATTCTCATTGTCATCCTCCTAGTAATATTTGCTGTGGTCACGGTATAACTGTATGCCTAAACGCAGGATGTTGTCAAACTTTTCTCTAGCTATATCCTCTGCCGTATCACAAGACATATCATAAGGGTTAAACGAAAACTCAAGTTCGCGTATTAAGTCTTGGGCTACAACAGACAGGAAGTCTTGTTCTTTTGGTACTTGCTTTGTCAAACCGTCTCTCATCTGCTGTTTATGCTTTCGTCTGTTTGTTGGGCGTGGGAATACATTTTTGTAGTCATTATGGACGCAAGACCACCAGTACTCATTGTCATCTCTGTCTGTGTCTGACCAGTTAAACTCATCGGGGTCAAAACCGTTATCAATGTACAACACTTGTTCCCAAAAATACTCGATTGAAACACGTTCTTTCTGTGTTTCGCGCACATCTTCGTTGATGAAGGTGGCTTCATCACATCTCATCTTGGCATCTTCCTCGCGTGATGCAAACAGACGCTTTAAAATAGGCTCACACAAATCTGCCGCTTCGTCATCGTGGAAGGTTGCCCATATTTCTTTGTCACTCTCGTTGCTGTCCATTGCATCATCCCATGCAAGCAGGTCAGGATGACCATCACTGCCAAAGGACGGTACGCAAGCCTCATAGTACTCCATTCCATATACTTTAGCCATCTTTATTCTCCTCGTCTGTTAAAACCCAGTAATTCTGGCGGTTAGTTTCCCAGTTATCGTGTACCTTGTTACACTCATAGACGATAGCTATAACCTTGCCAGTGTCCTCGTCTATCCTGCTGTTTATATCAAACATTCTGTCACCTATCTGGACACCGAACCAATCCTCGTCATCCTCGTATGCTATCGAGTCAAAGACAACAGTGTCATAGAAACAGGTTAGGTAGCCACGCTCATAGTCAGATAATACTAGCGTCATTATTTGTTCTCCTCTAAGTAGGTAATCAATTCTTTACAGCCACCGATATACTCACCGTTGTGCCATATCTGCGGTACTGTAGTATAACCACACCTATTGAAGAAACGCAACAGGTATTTATTCAGCTTGCGATATCTAAACTCTTGATTGTTCTGCGTAAGCACAGTCTGTGCTGTCTTGCAATGGTCACAAAAATCTTGTCCAATAATCTGATACATCTATTCGTTCTCCTCATCCATCTTCTCTTTAGGATACAATACTTCTACTTCACTGCTACAGTGTGGACAATGTAATAGTGTCAACATTGAGTAATTCGCATACTCATCTGATACATCATGGTCACTACCCCAGATAAGTTCTGTCTTACAATGCCAGCAGTTCATGTGGAATCTCCTCAACATATACTTCTGTGTCATAGTCACCATCGTATTCCTTCCAATGCATGTCACCAGAACGAGCCAATTCCTCTGCGTGTTCATGTGAATCGGCCTCAACGGTGGCAACACAAACAACAGTATAGCTTCGGGTTACTTCGTACTTAGGCATATCGTTTCTCCTTTACGACCATTGATATTCATAATCATAGTTGTACTCAGCATCCAGCTGATGCCACGCCTGTTCATAGGCATAATCCCAATTAGTATGATAGCCTGTGGCTATGTCATCATCAGCTAAACATTTAGCCCAATGTTCAAGGCAAGGCTCATGGTCAAGTGGTAGTTCTTCCATTGTCAATCTCCTCTACGTTCTCCTCTAGGTATTCACTGATACCAAATTCATCGTCCAGTTCTGGGCGTGTATCTACTACACCCTCTACGTTATCTGTCGTCCAATCCTCGCCGTTATCGTACTCGCCAATGTACATCCACCCTTCGTCTAGGTATCGGGCATTAACCTCAAAGCCCATGTCCACTAGCTTGTCAAAGACACCGACAGGTGGTGACCATGCAGATAGGAACGACAGCACAAGTGTGTTGGCATCCATTCGGGTGCAGTGTGCATCGTAGATGTCCCACTTAGTCCCCCAGTTATCCAGCCGCCAGTCATACCAGTCACCGCCATCAAGCAAAGACTCATCCATAGGAATAAGTGTCTGGCACAGCGGCGTGTCCTCTGTGTTCATGATGTTGTAAATCATGTCAATCTGTTGGCTGTCATCGTGTGACAGAATTACTCTGTTATCTGTATGATTAGGCATTATGGGTATCTCCTACCTTGGTGGATGGCTACTGCTTCATCCTCTGTTTCACTAAGATCAAATGATCTGTTCATAAGGGTCACACGCAAAGACTGATCCTTAAGCCGTTGCTGTTGCCACTTAGGGGCTTTCTTACTGACCTTCTTTATCCGCATTTTCTTGATATTTGTACGCATCTCGTTTGTCCTCTTTTCTTTTGTCTGATGTACCCTTACCCTTATGGGCTGGTATTACACTAGCCACACGCCTTCTATTTGCGGCGGCTACTGGGTTCTTTATAGTGTTTCTTATTCTCATAGTCAACCTCTTGTTATCCTACAAATCTACGTCACGCCATTCGCGCATGACATACTTAGCACGATTGATGTACTGCCTTGCAGTCTCATCCTTGCCACGAGAAATGCATTCCTGTGCATCAGATAGGATAGACATAGCCAGCATGTAGTGACCACCCATCATAGGCTCTTGCCAGTCATCTACCAATTCATCTAGCCACTCTTTAGGCATACCATACATAACCATGTACTGCTTGTCTTTTTCGGACATACCACTAGCCTCTATATTTTTCCATGTCATAGTCATTTTCTATTCCTCACTTAATTGTTCAGCTAGTATAATCCAGCCACCTACAAAACAGGCAACACTACCAGCGATAGCATAACCCCACAATGGTGCGCCTGTCTCGTGTAATTGGATAAAACCAAATAGACCACAGACTGCACCCGATACAATCATAAACATTAATCCCATGATATACATAATACATTTTACCTCTTATTAGCCTGTATTTTTAGTAATTGAATTGTGGCATAACGTGCCTCTGCCCTTGGCAAAAATTCCCGAAAAACTCGATATATTTTTTGTGCTTTCGTCATGATACGTCCTCTATAGTTTGTTTGCTTATGATGTAAAGATGGGGTGCAATGCCCACCATGTCAATAGACATTGCACCTTTTATTTATGCGGCAGTCTTTGCCTTGCGTCCGAAGAAGCGGCGAGGTTTTACCTCCAGCTTCACTGCCTTGTTAGTTTTACAAAGCAGATCAGTAACACTGACCAGACCAAATTCTTCTGGCTCAATCGGGTTTGAGTTTTTGCCTTTGATCTCATTCTCTGCCCATTTTAGGACCATTGCGAAAGTTAGCGGGGCATTGTCCTGAATTTTTGTGCCATACTCTGCCTTCAATGCTCGTGCCGCTTTACGAGCCGCAATCTGGCATTGTGTCATGCTGAGTGACACCTTAAACTTTTTCTCAGCTAAACGGTTAACACGCAGGTAATTTTTATCATTCAGCAAGGTTCGCGTTTGTGAGGTCATGCCGCCATTAGCGCGAACGTATGCCTCAAGAGTGTAAGAACCTAGTGAAATTTCAAAGTTACGAGTAGCCATTTTTATATTCTCCTGTGTTGGTTACATTTTTATTGTGTGGGCCTTATATAAGCCCTTATTGACAGCTTGTCAATTAAAAAATTTGTTAGGGGGCAATCACAAGTGGCATAAGACTGCCCCCAGATATGTTTGGTATATTTACTATTTCAAACAGCGCGTAGTCAATAGGCGTAGGCGTAGGCGTTGCAGGTTATTTCTGGGTTTAACCAGCCCGACAACCTGCTATCGGGTATGTGGTAGGCGCGACTAGCTGACGTTGCCGAAGCGGTTACAGTCTTAGTCTGGGTTATCTGGCTATCCCTGCGCTATAAAAGCGAGTGCATTGGCCTGATGAATATTAAATAATAACTGCTTAAATAAATGTCAATAGGCGTAGGGCATTTTTATGTGATACCCAGCACATTTTCAAGTTTAGTTTTTAATCCGCTTTTTCATCTCGTTGATGCAAGCCCTATAAAAGCCATATTGAAACGCATTATCAGCAGGGTCAATATCAAACGATAGCAACGCATGGGCGGCATCTAGACCGTCAAATTCCATTTCCAGCCTAGCGCATTCATAGCCGCTTTCATAGTCGCTTTCATAGTCGCTTTCATGGCCGCCATAGCACTCATAGCAAAATACATCATCCGCGTCATGGCAGTATATGGATGCATTGCGCTGGTCACAACTTGCACATTTACTCATATCATTTACCCCGTAAAAGGTGGCTCCATAGGCCATGTGGTTACAATTTCAAAGTCATCAGTCATCCAGCGTATATCACCAGTCTGGATGGATTGCAAGAGCATTGACCCACTAGGCCATGCTGGTGTGCTTTTAGGCAAGGGCAACACCTGCCATAGCACACCATGCTCATGGACACGGTTCTTGCCATGTCTTGTTTTGCCTTGCAATTTAACAATCTTTTCGGTTTGCATTTCATACCCCACTTTCTGTTGTCTTGTATTACATATGGTTATTAATTCGAGATATTCAATAGTCTAAACAAAAATAAATTAAATATTTTTCTGCGCGATAGCCTAGTTTGCAATTTTCTGCGCGATAGCCTAGCCTGTATTTTTCTGCGCGATCGGCCTATGATAGTTCCCATGCCCGATAAAATAGGCATGATAGGCAGTTTTGCGTGATGCCTAGCACGTTTTGGTTTTTGCCTTAATGAGTGAGGAACACGACCGGCTTTGATGATTGCCAGCATAAGCCGCACGCGCCGCAATCACTAACCAATGTTTCCTCGTCTTTTTTAGCTAGCTTGCCTGTTTCTTTGCTTATTTGCGTGGGGCATTGGAAGGCCTGTTTATCTGCTAGCATATCCCGCGCCTGTTTTTCATCCGCCGATAATGCCGCGAATTGATCGCTATATGATCCGCTGAACCGAACAGCAAACCTAATGCCACAAGCGGCACGCAATGACGCTACAGCTTGCCCGATACCGCGTTCGGTATCGTTTACCGCGTCAAACTGATTAGCGGTATATCCATATACATGCAAAGCCGGAAACATGCCTAACCATTTCGCCCATTGTGCGACATATGAAACCGAATAGAAATCGCCTAAAACGTGCAACCGCACAAGAAAGCCGTTCGGATGCTTTGCCTGTAAGTCATGCAATTCGCTTTCCATCATAGCAAGCAATTCATCGTCCGCATTGTAGCGGATCGCAAACATCATATTATTGCCATAACAAGTCGAATAATGCTTGCACGATATCGGGCACGTTGCGCGTTCTTGTAATGTTACAGTGTAAATGGGCATGCCTTTTAATTTGCCGCGCGTGACTTTTTTGCCAAGTTTGACGTTCGTGCTTTTCTTGATCACTCGTTCGGTTTTTCCCATGCCATCGGAAACCGATTTAACGCGGTTGCTATACACTGAAACGTTGTTGTTGATTGCGATTTGTGTTTTCGTCATTTCCATCGTTTTAGATCCTTATTCGATTAGATTAAAATTCAAAGCCGACATAGACTAGCGTATTACTTTTCAGAAATATCTCGCGATTCATATCGTGCCAGTCGGATAACGACCATGTTTTACTTGCGCGATCATAGTGGTTGACGACATAGACTGTTTTTGCATCCGGCTTGCGTTTTACAAGATCGCCGGGGCCGACATGCCGCAATGCTATTTCATTTACGATATCGCCGCTATTTGTCTGGATCTGTTTCATTGGTTTAAATCCCTTATTTTAGGTTTTCGTATAAATCGGCTTCAAACAAAGCAAGCGCGTGGAGAATAGCGTCCTGTTCCCTTGCGCCGTGCTTAAAATGGGAAACAGGGCTAGTCATTACCATATTTTCTTCGCGGGCAATGTCGTGAAGATCATACCCCCATTTTTTAAAATCTGCCATGCAATCTTCAATAATCTTGTGATATGTTTGATTAGTCATTGGTTTAACTTTCATATAATTGGACATAGTGTTTATGTAGGTATTCATTAGCAGTATTCAATACCCCGATCAACAATAAAATTTTTTTATTTGTATTATATAAGTATTACTTAGGGGATATCATGCACGGCTGTTCAACATCCGGTGTAGTTTGGTAAAGCATGCCTTTTCACTACTGTTTATAAACGTCAATAGATAACAGATCAATTGACGCGGGATTAAATGCTTATAAAACATCAACAAAAACAATGCTTTACGTTATATTCACCGATACTTTTGTTATTTTTGCCCAATTTGCAGAGAGATCTATCTTTTTTTGCGGGGGTATGCAGGAGCCACCCGGCGTAGCGTAGTATATGTATACGTATATCTACACAGATCAGGAAAATAGAGTGTTAACCACAAGGGTAACTGTTACACCTATATGCACAAGCAATGTGCAACATGCCTATTTTTTAATCACATATACCAATAGTGTTGCATAAATGTCACACTCTAATAAGAAAATGAAGTGCCTTATTAATTTTAGGGATTGACAAGATATGGTAAATTGGATATAATTACACTATAACTAAACTACACTTAAATGCACACTTAGATGTTTTAGTTAAAATAAAAGAACACTTAAATGCACACTTAGATGGAAGACATTTTCTTCGTTAACTCACTTAAGTGTACATATAAGTGATATATCCGTATTAATAAAGAAAGTTCTTGACAATGGCGAAGAAATCTGTAAAACTATACACAGACAATGTACTTGATGCATTCTATAATGCTATCGTAAATAATACATTAGACAAACTCCACATACCCCACAGTGATGTTTTCTACGTGCGACAGGCAGTAGAGGCACACTATGGTCGTTCTTTTACTTTGAAGCACGTAGAAGATGCTATGAGAGCAGAGGGCTGGACAGAGAAGAACGAGTAGCTAAATGTTTACTGCCATAGTACTAGCTTGTATAATGACTGCACCAGACACGTGTGTAGAGGCAGTGGATACTCGTGGCCCATACCCTACTGAAGAGCAGTGTGTGATGAGAGCATATCAGATGATGACGGAGTTACAGGTTTTATTTCCTGTGCCGCATAAATATGAATACAAGTGTGTACCTAAAGGAACTGAGATATGAGTGTACCTGAGAGAGTTAAAACTAAGATGAAGGAGGAGGGGCTTACTGGCGTTAATAAGCCGAAGCGTACTCCCAAGCATCCAACTAAGTCACACTGCGTAATGGCTAAAGAAGGTGACACATATAAATTTATTCGCTTTGGACAGCAAGGCGTATCAGGTGCTGGGAAGAACCCTAAGTCTGCTAAAGACAAAGCACGTAAGAAGTCCTACTACGCACGTCACAATGCACAGGGCAAGCCGACCAGCAAGCTGTCAGCGAAGTACTGGTCTCATAAAGTTAAATGGTAGTATAGGAGACACCAATGGCTAAAGATGATGATAATATGTTTACTGTACCTAAAGCGTTTAGATCAGACGCGGGTAGATATTATGACACACAAGGTAAAAAACCTGACGAAAAAAAGTATGCACGACTAATGGCTGACCTAGCGTCACTAGCAATACCGGGTGGTATTATTGCAAAGGGTGTATTTAAATTTGGTAGACTTACAGGGCCAAAAGCTGTTGAAGCGGCTCGTAAAGCTATTATTAAAGCAAAAGAAGCTAAGGCAAAGAAAGCAATAGAACAAGCAGGTAAAAATTTAAAACAGCAAAGTGAAGTTGCAAAAGCAACTAAACCTAAACCTAAACCACAGTCTGAGGCAGCGCGAGTACAACAGAAACCAAAAGTAATGCCAAAGCCGGGTAAAGCAGTTACACGTGTTAAACCTTCTGCTGCTGCTGCGAAGCGTATGCCAAAGCCGGGTATGAAAAAAGCTACAGTAACTTCTTCTAAAACTAGGGCAAAACCTGAACTAAAAAAACCTGCAACGTCAAAACCTGTAGCATCGTCAACTAGCAGTAATCTAAAAAAAGCAGCCGTAGTTGCCGCAGGTGTAGGATTAGCAGATAAAATTATAAGGGATGGAAAACCTGCAGATGCAGCATCTCGCAATAAACGGGGTGGCGGTGGACCATCAACACGCGGTGGAATACGCGGCACAAATCTGAAGCCGGGTAGTGGTGGACCAGCAACACGTGGTGGAAAGCGTGGGACAAAAAAGACTGTAGTAAAGCCTAACAACAAAGCTGTACGTACTTCTATTTCAGCAAGTAAGAACACAGGATTTGGTCCTAAAGGTAATATTTTCCCTAGCAATGCGGCTGAACGTGCAGCACTTATGAAAATGTACGGTGGTACAGGTTCAGCAGCAGCAAAGGCAGCGGCGGCAGGTACTCAAGGAAACATTAAAGCAGGAAAAGCAGCATTAGCGGCAGCGAAAAAAGCACGTCTACAAAAAGGGAAATAAAATGGCTAAAATGAAAACACCTGTATCAAAGACCGACACAATGGACAATGCTGTAAAAAACATGAACGTGACGGAACTAACAAAGACTATTGCTGACCCTAAAACACCAGCACCTATTCGGAAGGCTGCTAAACGTAAGCTAGATAGACTGTCAAATGCAGACAGAACTGCAATGATGGGTGGTGGCTACGCTACCAAAAAGATGGCTAAAGGTGGGTACGCTAACTGCGGTGCATCTGTACCGGGTACACAGCGTAATAAATAACATGGCCCCCGCTAAAAAGAAAGCCCCAGCAAAGAAGAAAAAGATGTCTGTAGGAGGCGTGGCTAAGAAGCGTAACTACCGTAAGGAGTACGACAATTACCACGCTAACCCTACACAAGTTAAACGGCGTACTGCTAGGAATGCGGCTCGTGGGGCTTTAATCAAGTCTGGTGCTGTTAGGAAGGGTGACGGTAAAGACGTGGCCCATCGTAATGGTAATCCTACAGACAATAGACGTTCTAACTTATCTGTACAGCGTCCTTCACAGAATAGGTCTTTTGCACGTACAAAGACTGCAGGTAAAAGGAATAGACAAGCATAATGAGTATTACTAGCTATCCAGAAAAAGTAACCTTTGGTGGCGGGGTAGGTGACTACCCTTACTACCTACAGGTATCTCGTGGGCTTGTTGCTGGACACAAGCGTGTATTCAAATTCGGATATAACGAAGAAATACAAAACATCGAAGAGACCATTTGGGATGTGGGTGGTATATATGCTTACCCATCTAGTGCTGTAACAATGACAGCGACAAGTAGTTCAGGTGCTACAGACGAAAACGTACAAGTTACCATTCAAGGTTTAGACGCAAGTTACAATGAATTATCTGAAACAGTAACACTGAATGCATCAGGAACTGCAACAACAACAGGTAGCTTTTTAAGAGTAAATCGTGCTTTTGTTGCAAGTGGCACAGCATCTGCAGGAAACATCACAATTGCAAATGGTGGCACAACATACGCTTATGTATCAGCTTTGCATCAACAAACCCTGATGGCAGTATGGACTGTACCTGCAGGTTATACAGGCTATTTATTTCAAGTAGATACAACTGCTTTTACGGTACAGAACAATAAAGTTGCTACCATAAGAATGATAACAAGAGAATTAAATGGTGTATTTCGTACTCAACAGAAGTTTGATTTGTTTCAAGCGTCATATCATCAAGACATTGTTTGCCCACAGCCAATACTTGAAAAAACCGATATTGAGTTTCGTGCTGTAGCAGACAGTTCAAATGCTGACTTACGAGTTTCTGCGACCTTTGACATTATCTATATAGAGAACACAGCACCATGACAACTAAAAATCGTACGATAGCTAAACTTCTTACTGCAAGTAATGTAGACTTATACACAGTCCCTGCTAATTATGAAGCTAATATTAAAAGTATTTACGTAAATAATGCGTCAGCTAGTACACAAACATTTAGCTTAGACTATTACGATGTACAGAACACTACATATCACACACTAGCAGAAACAGTTAGTATGCCCCCTAATTCACTGCTACAGATTACAGATAGCCTGTGGTTCTATAAGGGTGATAAGTTTCGTGGACTAGCTAGTGCTACAGACTCTATTACCGTAGTCTTCAACGTAGAAGAGACATTTATACCACAGAGAGGATAAAGGAGATGCCCCTAACAACTAAAGGTACTAAGATTAAATCAGCAATGAAAAAGAAGTACGGGGAGAAAAAGGGTGAACAAGTCTTCTACGCAGCAGCCAACAAAGGAACAGTTAAAGACGTGGAGAAAAAGCAAGAGTTTAAGAAAGGTGGGTCAGTTAGAAAAACTAGCAAACCGAAGGTCACTAAAAAGAAGAGCAAAAGTAGAGTTAATGAAGCTGGCAACTACACTAAGCCAACACTAAGAAAGCGTTTGTTCGAGAAGATTAAAGCTGGCAGCAAGGGTGGTAAGCCCGGTCAGTGGTCAGCACGTAAGGCACAGATGCTTGCACGTGAATATAAAGCAGCGGGGGGCGGCTATAAGAACTAATGGATATTGAAGGTCTGTCCAAAGGTATAGGTGTAATTACAGCAACACTGGCATTGATTGGCGGTGGCTATACACTATATGATAAACTTGGCATAGACGACCCTATCCTAACGTGGTCGCCAGAACACTTTAAAATATCCGATGGTCCACGAGACGGTGAGTTTAAAGTTGCCGTAGCCAGAGAAAAACATAGGGATGACTGCACAGTTACTGATTTTATATTGGATGTACGTGACAGTGAAATGTTTGTACATAAGGCTACGCCATCAATTACAAAGTTTATGGGTCCAGCCACAGACAAGGTGGATACCTTTGCGTACACGATTAAATTAGATAAGCCAGAAAAGGCTGCTACAGGAAAGGCTACATTAATAGCATACATTCATTACGAATGTCCTGAAGGACAAGTTGTCGTCAACTACCCCGACCACGAAAACTTGACGTTTAACATTGAATAGATGGAACACGTATTTCTGCTTCTTGTTTATTTAGGTACAGGAGACTTTCGTACTTTAATCAGTGGCGATATGTACTTTAGAAATATAAACGAGTGTAATTACTTTGCTAGTCAAGCATCTAAACGGTATGGCAATTACCAATACAATAATTATTTAGACCCAAAGGATAGAGTTACTGCCTATTGTGTCCCTAAATATCTTAACCCTGAAAATATAAGGATATACTAATGGACCCCATTAGCGCAATGGCTACCGCATCGGCGGCTTTTACAACACTTAAAAAAGGCTTTGCTATTGGTCGAGACATCGAGTCGATGGCATCAGATATCGGACGCTGGATGGGTGCGCTGTCTGACTTGGACCAAGCAGAAAAAGAAGCCAAGAATCCTCCTATATTTAAGAAGCTGTTTGCTGGCAAGTCTGTTGAGCAAGAAGCGATGGAAGCCTTTGCAAACAAACGCAAGGCACAGCAGCAACGTGAAGAACTAAAGAACTGGATTGAGTTTACGTTAGGCCGAAAGGCTTGGACTGATTTGATTGCTCAAGAAGGTGCAATCCGTAAACAACGTCAGGAGACTATCTATCTGCAGCGTGAGAAGCGGCGCAAGTTTATAGCTGTGGTTGGCTGGATCTTTATGGGGCTAGTTGGTTTTGCTGTGTTGTCTGCTTTTGTGATGCTACTGATGGCACATCAAGCTAAAGCAAGTACTAACTCAGACTACGTTATTTGTAGGAAGAGTGGCTGCACGAAGATAGACAATCAAGTAGCTTGTGTCTTTAACGGCGCAGGTAATACACAGGAAACTATGTTTTTTAGTAAGAATGAATGGATACCCCAAGAGTATCAGTGTAAGTATAAGCCGAATGAAAAACGTCCTCCTACACTTAGAGAAACATTAGAAGCAATTAGAGAGTCACAAAAGTAATGAAGAAGCCACAGAAGAGCCTAGTTAATTGGACCAACCAAGATTGGCGCACTAAGAGTGGCGAGCCTTCAGCGAAGACGGGTGAGAGATATTTACCTGCAAAAGCAATAAAGTCCTTGACAAGTGCGGAGTACTCTGCTACAACTAAGGCTAAGAGACAGGGAACTAAAGCTGGTAAGCAGCATGTATCGCAGCCTAAAAAGATTGCTAAGAAGACTGCACAATTTCGGAGGGGTTAATGTTAAACCTATTGATAGGCCCATTATCTCAATTAGCGGGAACATGGTTAGATGGAAAAGTTGAAAAGACTAAAGCA